AAACCAAATGATCAAAGTTTTGGACCTCTGGACTCGGCTGAAGATGAAAGAGCGTGCAACAAAGTCAGAGGTATACGCTTACCAACAGAACAATAAGTACGAGGTTTCCAAACCTAATCCCAACGTACGCAAACTGATCAAGATGGCACAAGAAATGGAGTCACCAGAGAATGAGTAATTTGAACAATATCAAGACATGGCTCGAACAAGGTGGTTTGACGGATGCTCCCGATCTAGGACCACCCGCTCAGGACCCTACGATGAGCCCTATGGGCCTTGCGACTGATCCTAGTGCTGCGGGCCCTGCGCCAGAAGAGCCTGCGGGCGGGCCCCCTGTGGGCCCAGAACCGGAAGCTCCGGACATGGCCGATATCAGTGATGATACTGATGATTTTCACACATGGCGGCGGCAGTTCTACGACCTTGCCATCAAGGGTGATGCAAATGAGATGTTGAATGCGATCAGTCAGGTGAGGGATCGCAAGTTGGATGCCGCCGAGCGTAGGTTTGTGGAGGACAACTTTCAGATTCTGCTGTTGCGACAGGATGCGAACATTGACAAGGCATCCAAGGAGATAAGGAAGAAGATCAGCGAAGAGCTTGACCGGAACAACCCAGGCGTTTCTGTCATGCAGCATATCATGAACACATTGGAGGCGTATCCGATGTTACAAACGATCTTCATCAAGCTTGCTGGTCAGGGTGGCTTCAAGGGAGAGCTTCATCGTCGTTACATCGCTGCCCTGACCGGCTCCATTCAACGTGGTGTCGGAAGCGTGAAGCCTGATCTGATTTACCCCGCTCGTGACTATTCAATCGATATATCCACACGTTGTTTCACGAGGTTTGGTGATATCACCGTTGGTAAGTGGATGCTTCAAGAGGATGATCCAGAGAAGTTTCTTTCGGACCCGGAGTTGGATCGTTTACAGAATGGTTCGCCCGAGGAAAAGATTGTGCTACGGCGACGTGTTTGTCTGGAGTCGATTGCGACGAAATACAATATGCGTGCCTACCTGATCCATATCATTGAACCCGATAGTGGTGAGGTTCACGCATTTGCGTGGGATATCGCTGAAGGTTTACGGGCTGGTTACAAGGAAGGTAAGCTCGTTGTTCGGAAGAAAAAGGGTGAGTTCCGTGACGCAATGATTGATGATGATGGGGCGATCATACCGCTATTTGGTTACGCTATCAACTACAAGGGCGAAAGTGGTGAAATGGGACCTGGGGGAAGCGTTAGTTCTAAAGACGTTCCGTTCATGGAACAGAGGGACGGCGTACTATACCTAACAGCTACAACGGACACATTGCAGGAGTTGTCCGGTGGTATGCCGGGTATGTGGTATCATTCCGTGCCTTACCAGGGTAATCCTAGTGACCTCGTTGATATCATGCGTTGTGTACCGAGTACCGTTGAAATGCTCTTACGGAGGTGTTAATGCAATTTCAAGAGTTTGTAGACAAAAAGGAACGTGAATCTCGTAAGCACCTGGACCTCGTTAAGCGAGTCCTTGAAAAGGGCGGTTTTGAGGTGGTAGACCAGTTGAAATCAGGTGGTGACCCGCACCTGTTTATCAAGAACCCTGCTGATTTCAACCTCCCGTTTGAGGGCGTGCGTATGTACGAGATTGGTGGCGAGGTAGCTTATCGTATTCAAAATCGTCAGGACACCGAACCTTATGGAAGAGCTTATGCCGTTCCGGTTGAGAAGATGTTTGAAGACCTCTTGGGTGAAGATGATATGGACGACCAGAAGAAGGGTGAGGAGATTGTCCAGGCTATCGTTCAAGAGTTGAAAGAGTTCTTCGAGCGATCAGCGAAAGCCGAAAAAGAAAACCCCATAATTGATCCCATGGGGTCGGTGAAGATGAGGTCTACTGGCACTGACTACGCAAACCAAGTCTATGACATCAAAAATCGATAAGGTTTAGCTTATCTTCGAGAGATGCCTCTCGGTTAGCCGTTGTGAAAGCAGCTTGCTTGGCGATCTCTTCGTTTTCCTCTTCGTAAGTTTCGGCATAGTAGATTCCTCTTGGCCATTCCACTGCGCCTGTACACCGGAGAAACCAGCCGGGATCATCGAAGTGCGTTGAGTAGTAACCAAGCTCAAACGCTGTGTTCACGTCAATCGGTGTCCGATGAAAACGTGCGAAGTCCACTGGCTGTTCCTTTTCCTCGTAGCGGAAAGGAACAAAGTGGGGGTAATCATCACCGTAATCTGTGATTAGCATGATCACGGACTCATACGGAGAGCCCGGTTCACCTTTGACGGCGAATGTCTTGTCTGCCGTGTTGTTGTATTTGTGCCAATCGCCTGTGTAGCGGGTTGTTATTGTTCGACAGTGGTAGCCTCGTTCTAACAACCAGTCTTCGGCTTCCTCATAGGAACCAACGATGGCGTAACAGGGTGTGTCTTCGGATTCGAGAAGCGGGTATTCGCTTACCTTGTAGAGGTTCGGGTTGAGTTCCACGATGCGCACAGTCGTGTCATTGCACACTCGGAGAATGGCACTTCGAGAGAACGTGATCACTATCGACAGTGGGATGCCGATCACGAGGACACCCAGGATGATTATACCACGAAGGAAGTGGACGATGTTGTCGGCGACTTTCCCCGCTTCGGCACCAGGGAAGGGAGCGTCATTGTTGCGTGCGGTGAACATTGTTTGTCTCCAGTAGAGGATTTGTTTACTCTTCCACTAGGAGTATAGCACAACCCAATGTCCAATTTGGCAAAAATTCGGAAAATACGGTTTATCTTACTACTTTAGTGGTAGTTCATACCGCATAAGAGGGGGAATTAACGCTCCTCGGCCATCCATTCCTTGAAGTTTCGCCTCGTGATCCTTCGGAACCTCGTGACGGGAAGGTCTGGGTTGAGGAGCAACCTTTCAACTTCCTTTTTGCCCTGACCAGTTGATATTGCCCGCCAAGCCGTCTTGCGGGTGCCTCTGGAGTAGCGTTTGAAGACCCCGGCTATTGCTGCGGCAAGCGAAACAATCGCATTCATATATCGAGTGTCAGTGGTTTTCGCTTCAAAGAATTGGTCGTAGTCTCTCATATGTAGTATGTACGCTCATCCGGAGAGAACATGCCACTTTTTGGTAGACCTGAAGGAAAACAACCAGCACTTTTTGGTCGGCAGGCACAAAAGCCGCAACCGCAACAACAACCCGGCTTCTTTTCAAGGCTATTGAACTGGCTACCGTTCATGCCAATCAACCGGTTACAGCGGGGGACACTCGTTAGTTGTCAGTACCTGTTCTGGAAACATGATGCCAGTCCACTGATTCTTGTGACGAGGGTTTTACCAGATCGGATTAAAGGTGTCAATCTCCACTACCTGACGTACAACTACGTCCGCAATTTGATTTTGACCTACTGCGGGAACAGTCAGTTTGACTACAAATTCATCAAACCCGATCCCTATATAGTTAACGCTTTTCGGACGTATAAGAAAATCGGCCTTCGGAAGATTCACTTTCTCGACTGCAATCAGATACGTACCCAGTTATTACCGAGTCTTGAAGGTCGAACCCGCACGAACCCGCAGGAAATGAAGCTGATACGAGATATGATCCGACAACAACTCCAGCGACAAGTAAACCCAACTGCCGAAGAAATGGCACGGGGTGCTGCAACGCCAGTGCCAGGAGCTAAACCAGGAATACCTCCTACCGCTCCACGCCCAGCAACAATACCAGGAACGCCCGCCACACGGCCACCTATGGGAGCGTAGAATAACTTATGCCAACTGACTATCGTGGAGAAGAAGTGACATTGAGTCGTCAGGATTTATTAGGCCCGACAGGAAGGTCTAAGGAGTCTGAGATTGTCAAAAAACTCACCGATAGTATGGAGAAGGGGCAGAAGCAAAATGAAGAACTGACTAAGACTATGGGCGAGGCTGTGAAGGCCGTCGAGGGTATGAACAAGAAGCTCGAAGACTTGGAAAAGGCCCAGAAGAAGACCATGGAAATGGCCAAAAGTTTGGAGCTTCGAGCCCCTAGTAAGAAAAGTACAGCGATCAAAGACCTCTCTATAAGTGATGTGGAAGCGAGTGTTGAAAAGGGTGTGGAGAAAGCATTAGGGAAAGACGCTGCAAGGGGGCTTGCTAATCTTGCATCTGAGCATACTGTTGCTACGAAGAACAAAGGACTTGAAAAGCTCGCCGAGGAGATGGTTAAGCTCCTAGGTCAACTTCAAAGCAAGTTCGGCGAACTCAGTGCCAGCATGGCAGCATCGGCCCCAGGTAGGCCGAAACCTGGAGGGGCACCCGCTGGGCCAACTCCGACACCTGCGGATGTCTTAACCGGTGCCGTTAGCACAGCCAGTATGGAGGAAGCTAATGATTTGATGGAGGAGTTTAAGGGTACTCATGAAGAAGTCCTAGAGCAGGAAATGCTGGCTGCGGATGGTATGGAGAAATGGAATAAGGCACTTCAACTTCATATCGCAAGATTAAACCAATCAAAAAGCATAACCAAGAAAATTCTTGCGGATTGGCTGGGTGATCACAAAGACACTAATGAGAGTCAGAAGAAAGCTATCGTTCTCTCCAGCCAATTAGAACAATTCTACAGTAAGCGACATAAGGCTCAACTGAAGCATCTTGAAAATCAGCTTGCTATGTCCGATGAGGGTGAAAATCGTGATCAGGCCATGAAGGCATATCTTGATCACCTCGAAAAAGCCAATGAATTAGCCTTAGTCCATTCGAGGACACAAACAATAGTCGCATCGAGATGGGAAGAAATTCTCAAAGGACTGGACGAGGGTGTCCGAAAATGGACAGCGGCTCTTATTGCTGTTGATATAGAGGGAGCTTTCAGTGTTGAGAAGGCCATAAAGAGTCAAGCTGAATATCTGCGTGAGATTAGACTAACAAGATTTGTGCAAGGTGAATTGAGTTCGGATATTGAACGCTCCGTGCTTTCGAGGGAAGCAATCTATCGAACTGGCAAAGACTATAACACGGTACTGAAGACCCGTACCAAGATAGTTCGTGCCGGTATCAAAGATGCTAAGGTGGCCAACAAGATGGCACTAGGGGCTCTTAAACTTTCAACCATGATAAATTCCGATGCTGAGCAAACCGCCGAGATGATGCGGAAGTGGAAAATGCACTTGAAGCTCAGCACCACAGAGATGGGCATGGTAAACCGGGAAATCCAACATACTGCGAAGACTACCGGCCTCGTGGGTGAGAACTTACTTGAAGCTGCCAAGGCTACCGAAAAGTTGCTTATCAACTTGCGTGATATAGGGGGAGAGTCCGCTGAAGCAGCGGGTCATTTGAGTAGATTGGTAGGAGAGGCGCAGAAACTTGGTGTCGAAGGTGAAATGGGTGAGTCGTTGGACCTCCTAACTAAAGGAAGTGACAATTTCATCAAGGCGTTACAACAGGGTCCTGGGACAGCCCTTTTGCTTCTAAAGGCTGGTGAGAAGGCTGGTTTCACTTTTGAGGAAATTGCAAGTGGAGTAGTAGGTCGAAGTGAAGACCTCATGGAACAACTATTTGAAAAAAGAGGAGAGGTCATTGATGAGTATTTCGGTAGTCAGATTACCGATTTTGGTCGACGATTCTCCCAATCATTAGGAGACAGGCGTCTCGAAGTTGCTAACATCAACGATCTATTCAAGGTCACTGAAAAGTTTGGGAGACATACTACCGAATACAAAGAAGCTTCTGCACTCATTTCGCAATTAGATTTACAAGCCCAAGCAACCTTTAAGATGAGTGTCGGAAAGCTGGGTACGATACAGGAAGCTGCCAATAGAGCAAATATGAGTTTTGCTGATCGTTTGAAGGAGCTTGAAGAGAAGCGTACCAAGTATATGACTGATGTTGAAAAGGCGAATCTCGATTTAGAAAGAGCATCTCTCATGTTCGCCGAAGCATCTAAAGCCATGGATAAAGGCTTCACCAACTCGGTTGATTCGTTGGCGACACTGTTGGTAGAGCAAAATAAGTTCGGTAGTGAGACTGAGGCGAGGGCACATCTTTCGAGGATTTCCGCTGCGGATCGCCAAGAGGCTGTTCAGCGGATGGGTATGGAAGCCCAAATGGCAGCAGCACAACAAGCTCGTGACGCTGCTATGGCCGCAGGTGCGTGGGCGGGTGAGGTTGGTGAAGTTGACCAATTCACACCTGAGAACCTTAGCAGAATCATGGCGATACAGAATCCGCAAAAGCGAGAGAAGCAGTTAGGTGACTTGAGGGAGGCTATCGATAATTCTATATCGAAATCGGAAATGGCTGCTCAGTCATTACAAAACCCCACAGAACGTTCAGCTAGGTACCTTAATAGAATCCAGGGTATGTTGCAAGATTCATTTGGTTGGTGGATGTCAAAAATGGCAATATGGCTAGCGCCATTAGGGATTATGGTTGGTTCCCTTTCGACTTTAGTGTTGCAAGGTATTGCCCTCGCCCGATTCCTCTGGGGTTTGATGCCAGTCGTGAGAGAGATGGGTATGAGCGTAAGGGGCTTGTTCCTGAAGGCGTCTACACCCGGTAGCATCTACACGAATGATATGCAAGGTAGGATTCAACGAATGACTATGATCGGGCTGTTAAGGCAAATATCTTTGTCGAGTGCCTTAGGTGGTCGTGGTATGGGTCGGGTTGGTCGTGTTGCTGGTGTTGCTGGTGGAGCCCGTGCTATGGGTGGCGCTAGGTCTGTAATCCCATTGGCAGGTACCGCTGCGGGTTTACCAGTAGGAACTATGATTAGAGGCGGCGGTGCTGCTAAGTCGGTGATTCCGTTGGCAGGTAGCGCTGCGGGTTTGAAAACAGGAACTATGATTCGAGGTGGCGGTGGTGGATTACAATTAGTTGGTGGTTCTACCAAAGGTTTGATGACAGCACAAAGGTTAGGTGGAGCCGGTGCCGGTGCCGGGGGTTTACAACTAGTCGGCGGTTCTACTAAAGGTTTGGCTACAGCACAAAAACTAGGGGCTGGGGCTGCTGTGAAGGGCGTTGCTGGGGCTACGCTGAAATACCTGGGTCCGGCAATGATGGCGGTTATGGGCGGTGCGATGGGCGTGATGGAAGCCAACGCAGCTAATGAACGGGTTAAATTACTCCGTGAACAAGGTGCCACACAAGCTGAGATTGAAAAAGCTGAGGCCCAGAGAGTTGGTTTGGCAAAGGGTGAGGGCGTAGGGGGAAAGATCGAATCGGCAGTACTTGGTGTACTTACCGGAGGTACTCGCACCGAAAGTATGCTTGGTTCGATGGTTGGGGCAAAACAAGGAACGGCGTTGAATGAAGCTATTGGTGTTGGTGGCGCAGCCGCCTCAGGAGCATTGATCGGAACTATGATTGCGCCCGGAATTGGTACTGCTATTGGCGCAGCATTGGGTGCCGGTGGACAAATCTATAAGATTGCAACTAAAGAGGGGTCTCCGTTACGGAAATGGTTTGTGGATAATGCCGACTCGATCACGAATGTTTTGCAAAGGATACCCGGTCCCATAGGCCAGATTACTAATGCTTTCGGTGCCGCTGCTAACGCTGCTGATATTTTCGGCGTAGAACAAGAGAAGGTAACTACCGGGATGAGGCTTACTGCTGGGGCTGCGGGGTTAGCTACGGGAGGGCTTAATGCTTTAACATTTGGCGTTTTCAAGAAGCATCTCGGACCACAGGGAAGTTGGACTAAATGGATAGCCAATTTATTCGTCACCGGAGATAAGGCGAAAGACAAATCGACTCGTCGCAAGAAAGACATTTTTGCTCAAAGAGGGTTCACCGCACCTACTGCACGAGAGGTGTCACAAATACGAGCGATGGAGGATAGAACGGAAAAGAGTCTATACGTCCAACGAATGTTTGGTACGTCTCTCCAAGAGTTTGAAAAGGCGACGAAGAACATCGCTAAGGTTCAGAGTCTTGACACCGGAGGCGTCGTTACAAAGGGCGGACTAGCCAAGGTCGACAAGAACGAAATATTCGGCTTCCCAGCAAAGACGGGTCAAGCGAAAAGCGCTGGCGAACGGGTGGTGTCCTTATTGACTAGGATTCATTTAACACAATTACAGCAATTCCGTTACCAAGCAATGGAAGTGAAAGGTAGCAGCAAAGGTATTCGCTCGCTTAAGTATGGTGCGGCAGGGGCTGTAGCTGGTATGCTTCTTGGTGGGCCCGTGGGGGCCGTTATCGGTGCGGCTGTTGGGGCTGAGATGGGACGCCGTGAAGATAAACGTGCCAAGTCGGTGATTCCATTGACAGGTAGCGCTGCGGGTTTACCAGTGGGAACTATGATTTCCCCCAGAGTTCCTGGTGAAGATGGTGCAACAAAGACCATGGGCGGCAAGCTGCGAGAGAGGCGAGTTGCAGATTCCAAACCTGAGACAGAAGCGACCAAGCGAGAATTGAAAGGTATGCGAAAGAACACCGATGAGTCGGTGAAGTGGTTGAAGCAGTTGGCTGACGATCTGCGACGGTTCATTGAGTTCATCGACAAGACGCCGCCAAATATGTACGACTCACAAATCGAGCCGGGGGACCCCCGGCCTAGAAAAGTACCTAGAGGAAGCCTGTACGGCTTTGGCCAACCTGACGGTGCGTGGACGGCATTGCCCTCCCACGGACCCGTGCCACCACGACCCGGCTAGTCCCGGTAAATAGAACGGTGGCGCTCCTATATACTGAAACCTTCCTTTTGAAATATGAGGCACTTATGGTTATGTCGACCCAGTTGCCGTTAGCCACGGAGCGACTTGGTGGTGATCTAAGACCACTAGGCAAGGATTTTACAATCAGTGTTCCTAGTAACGGTGGCGGGCCAGTTGTTATTGAATTGAAGATTCTCCCCGAAGTAACAGACACGAAAAAGGCGAGTTATGCGGATACTTCGATCATTGGTCGTTCAAATCCGATTAAAACGTATTCGCATAGCGATAATCGGATTGTCACCGTGCGGTTACATTTCTTATCTATTAAGTGGACCGATTTAGAGGAAAATCGATCAAACTTATGGGCGATACAAAGTGCGGTTTATCCCAGAGAAGGCACTCCGTATAAACCCCCTCCTGTTTGTAAGTTGCGATTTGGGTCATTGCTAGGAGGGCCTGTTGGTGGTGGAACACCGACAGGTACAGATGGAACTGTGTGTGCCGTTCTTGAGAATTACAGTGTCAGCTACCCCACAAATGTGGCGTGGGTTCCCATCGATACCCGAAACATGTACCCAGTCTACTTCCAAGTGAATACTTCGTGGCACGTTGTGTACACTTCTACGCCTGGGTCACAAACTAATTCGCTTCCAAACCAAGATAGAATCTTAAAACAAGGACAGTAAATGGCAGTTCCTGTAGAAGTTATACCAAATGCACAACAAAGTGACTTTGTACCAACGACAAGTCGGTATATGAGTTCCGATGTACTATTGCGGGGCGATGATCGCATTATCACGTTTGAGATTTACAAGAGGCAGCTAAAAGAGACTACTATTGATGATTTGGTTTCAATCATTACACCCGGTGAAGAATACCGGCCCGACATCACTTCGTTGTACGCTTACAACACACCGGATTATTGGTGGCAGATAATGGAAGCAAATAGTTTCAGTGATGTCTTTCATTACAAAGCTGGTCTTACGATACGCATTCCGGCATTAACAGGGTTTTAAGGAGGATTATGGTTGATGGCGTGAATCGAGGCGCAGCAGCAAGAGGCAATGGGGGTAAGGTAGGTGCTGGTGGCGTAGGTCCGGATAAATGGGGAGTAAATCATGGTGACCGACCACCAAATTGGGCTGGTGGTGGTGCCGGTGCGCTTACCTTTGGTTCGGAATCGGGGAGTTTTTCATGCCTATCCTATTCATGCGGCCAGAGATTTAGTGCCAACGGAAAGGAGGGTTCGGTAAAGAAGCCCCTTGATGCAGAGGTACTCGCTCCATGGGTTGAAGTACGGGTAGCGGGAACGAATGATACCATATCCGTTTCAAATCAATCATCGAGACGGTTTCAGAACAAGGCTGTAATCAAATCGTTTCAATACGGTCAAGATAACGGTTCGGGTGTCGTCATCTCAATTATGGACGAAGAGGGTGGTGCTTTCCACAAATTTTTCACCAAGATGATGAGTAATATGTCGGAGGCTGGCCAGAAGTATCAGGTGATCGTGCAGTTTGGCTGGCAGTTTAGCACCTGTAATGGGGGGTCGCCCAAAAAGCAAAGTAGGAGCAGCCTTCATCATTTTCTTCTCATTAAGGTGGACGTGAAGTTCGACAAGGGTTACACATTTGTTTTGCAAGCTGTTGACCAGATGAAGATCGGGCTCGAAGGTACCACTAACGTGATCGTTGGTACTGATAAGGAACCGGTTGCCTTAGGAGATGCTTTAGATCAGTTGTTCGCTGCGGGTTGTCCACCAGCTAAGGTTCAATATCACTGGCGAAATGCAAGTACCGGCAAGCACGAACAAAAAACTGCCAAGGAGTTTTGGAAGCAGGATTACAAGAGACCCTATGATTCCAAAGGTTTGGCGGCATACAAAGCTGCGAAGCATTGGATTTCTATGGCTGGGGCCGTGACCAAGAATGACAAGGGTGTACGATTTGAGTGGCATGATACAGACCCAGACCCAACGATTGCAATTTGGGAAGACGGGTCACCAAAACCCAGCGAAACAGTAAGTCGTGCTACGGGTAAGGTTGGTAATAATCATCTTGGTACGTACATTGTCAATGGTGGTTATTGCAGTCCGGTAATTGAGTTTAACCCGCAGGTTAAGTGGAGTTTCATGTGGGCGGCGAACACGGGTGGTCACCATGATAGAACTACCGCTAGGGGTTTGAAACAAAAGGATCATAACGATGCAAAGCTAAACGATGCTTGTCAAGAAGAAAGCCGAGGTGGCCTTCTTAGTATTGTAGCTGCGGATGACGGCTCCGTGAGAATACACGGGACCGATAATGCTGGAAATGCTGTTATGGAGGCGGATAGTAAGCATACCCGAGCGAACCGAAATTATGAACCAATCACTGCTGAATTGAGAATACAAGGAGACCCCACTTTAGATCATCCTTTTGTGATGAAGCAGGCTCATGTATCGCTTATCGTGATCAACCCATTCTTCTTACAGGCAGGTACTGTTCAAACTCGTCGGACATCAAGTGGTTTAATTAGCACCGAAATTGGCCCTGCGGCTCCTGGTGGTTGCCCGGAGTGGGTGCCTTCTGGTACCACCGGGTCTTTAGCTAACTCGACTTGCAACGAGAGTTTCAGTAACTTCAAGTGGTATGTCTTCGGTATACATCATGATATCAAACCTGGGTCGTATACTACTACTCTAAAACTGACCCTACCGGCACCCGGCTCAACGATTGACTGGGATAAGTTGCTGGGAGGTAATGCGAGCGGCGCACGAATGCAATAGGAGGAGCATGAAATGGGTTAATGACACTCTCAAAAGGGTCTTTGAAATTGATGAACGACTTACAAGCGTAGAGGATACGTTTAGTGAGTTTGCGTACAACACCCTTCAAGCAGTTCAATCTGCTTTGAAAAAGAACTGGGTTTTGGACACTCAGAGTGAAGCTCTTTATGGTTTACATTTAGCTCTTTGTATTGATACGAAGGACCCATGGGCTCAGGGTCGTATTCGTTTCTATCACCCAGCCATTTCGCCAAAAGAAACACCAGTTGATTCTCTTCCGTGGGCATGGCCAATCTCCACACTGAGTGGCTTTGATGACTCTGGGGCCTTATGGGTCCCTCCCGCAGGTTCCACGGTTTGCATTATTTTCGAGAATGGTGACCGCCATTTGCCTTACTACGTGGGGACCACTTGGACGAGAAACCGTGGGGAACCACCACATAGTTGGAATGTCGGCGTTCCCGAGTATGAATGCATCCACCAAGGTCATCGTAACGGTTACTTCGTTGGAAAGAATGATGAGTCGCAAGTACTACCTCCGTCTAATACGGAGAACTACAACATTAAGGATTTCGATGACCTCAAGTCTTTTGAGCAGGACACGGAAGCTCTTCTCAAGGTGACGCCTTCTCATATCTATGAGATCAAGACGCCGGGGAAACATCGTCTGAAGTTCGATGATGGCAATTACTATTGTAATCAGCGTTTCACACACTTGGAATTGGGTTCTAGTGGTGGCCACACGTTTCTCATGTGGGACGACCACATGCATGCAGCGGCACAGCATGTCAATCCAAAGGCTTGCGAGTGCGGTCCTAATGCTAGTGGTGGGCCTGGGAGTGGGATAGCGTGTTCTGACCCGTTTATTGGTGACGATGAAGACTGCCGTAAGGTAAGGCAGCCACCAATGTGTGGTGATTATGCGGAAATTGAATGTGAGAATCAACTATTCAAGCACGAGAGTGAAGTAAGAGCCTTTAGGGGTCCGTGTACACCTCAAAACAATAAATGCATCTTGAAGCAAACGGGGGTTTTTCTTTCCTCAATCAGTGGTCACGTTTTTGTCATGGACGATGAAGTGAGTGAGCCAGAGGGAATACCGAACTGGGAGCGGGGAACAGCACCTTTCCCATTCGGCTGTGAAAATAAGTTCTACGGCAAGATGTACATGAAGAGTGCAACGGGTCACATGATCAAATTGGGTGATGCCGAGGATGAGCCGAACATTCGATCAGGCGATTTCATCCACCAGTCAGACCCGGAATTTGAACCGAATGGCATTCAGATTGTTACCGCTGCTGGGCATCGAGTCGAGTTGAATGATCACACCTTATCGAGCAAAAAGGGTGGCGAATTTCGTCACATCAAGATTGAGAGTACATCGAAGCACAGCTTGATGATGGTTGACGAGGGTGTCGATAACAAGCCGCCCGACCGTAAAGAGGGGGGTGAGCCAACAGCTAACGCTGATAAAGCCTATGTCGCTTTGAAAACGGGTTATGGCTTGCAGCTTTTGATGCGAGATGACAATAACCAAGATGGCGATGCGGAAGGTCAGTTCATTGAGTTGATGTCTCCGCAGAAGAAGAATGAGCATGGCCCACACCTATTCAGAATGCAAGAATCACCACCAAGTGATCCCGGTTTCATTCTTCTCAAATCTGGTGGTTACTACATAGGTGTTAGTACTGATATTTGGGTAGAACAGGTGGGAATTAAGGACTTTCCTGGTTACCCGGCGTCGAAAATAACCTTTGTAACCGAGAGTGATTTCCACATGGCTAATGAGGTGTATTTCTATAAGAGTGGGGTAGAGGTTCACTTCGCAGACGACATTATTGCTCTGGGCGCTGGTCTCGATTGTGACTCGGTGGAGTTGGGGCCAAACACGGTGCCATGCTTTATGCCGGTAGCCTGTTGGGGTCCTTGTGGACTAACTATAAGTGATAGAGTTTTCGTTTCAGCATCAGATGAAGCTACGTCGGTTGTGCCCATAATGGGTTGGTTCCCAACTTGTACTGGGTTGGGTGCCGCAGGTGCGGGTGCCGCAGGTGTGGGTGCCGCTAGTGCGGGTGCGGGAACAGTGGCAACCCTATAGGAGAATGAGACAAAATGAGATTTGCTGGTATGCCTTATCCGATTCAACCTCACGCACGAGGTTATTTCCATGTTCAGCAAGGAACGGCCCAGATAAAGTCCGATATGCTTGCTCTATTACTAACACATCCGGGTGAGAGGGTGATGTTGCCGGGATTCGGCACGGGTCTCAATGATTTCCTTTTTGAGCCTGCCGATAGTTTCACCGTTGAGTCGGTGAGAACCAGAATAGCACAGCAACTGACTGCTTGGGAGCCGAGGGTGGTGATTCAGGACATTCAAATTCAGCTAACCCCTAATGAAGATGACCTCGATGTCGCCGACGACCTCACGCAGCGGGAATCGATATTGTTGATACGCATTTCCTTCCTCGACCCGGAGAACATAAAGGAAATTAAGGAGCTTCTCTTAGAAGTTCCATTAGCAGGGGGATAATTACATGGAGTTTGAAGGGTTTGGTTACGAGTTTGAAGCCAAATACATCGGTGGCCCGGCAGATGGTTTAGAGAGTTGTGTCGTAACGCTGAATACGGATATTCCTCCTAGAATGTCTTATTTGGAGGTCGGAAAACTACCTCGGAAGAGACCTTTGGGAAGTCATATCTTTAAGCAACGACCGGCGAGGCATAGTCGCATAGGTGTTTATGTCCTCGAAGGTGAAGCATCAAGTTACGATCACGATGACGACGTGCTGGTTTACCAATTTCTCGAAAGCATGACGTATGAAGAGTTCGTGAAGAAGTTCGGAGATTAGAATGACAATAAACTGCAACTTAGAGTCGGTGCCTATTTCGGAGTCACAAGACATTCGGACGCCTGCGCAATTCAATTTGAACTACACGAATCAAGACTTCTGGTCTATGAAAACTCGTTTGATTCAATTCATCGAAGAGAGTTTTCCGGATGATTTCAATGATTTCGTCGAGTCATCTTTAGCGATTTTGTTGATCGAGAACTGGGCGTTTATCGCTGACATGCTGTCCTACAAGATGGACCAGATTGCCAATGAGATTTTCATCGACACTGTTGGGGAGATCGAGAATGCCTTTCGTTTATCAAAGTTGGTTGGCTTCACCCCCACACCACCGATAGCGGCAAAGGCGAACTTCTCTGCGACCCTTGGAAGTCTACTTGACACGGACCTGATTATGCCGACGCCGGTGTCCATCAATGTTGTAGCGAATGATACACCAATGACATTTGAGTTGTTCCCCGCCGACGAGGACAACGAACCGATCTTCGATGAGGATATCATCATTCCTGCGGGTAACTTCTCTAACACGTCTATTGTTGGCGTGGAGGGTAACACGAGGGTTATCACCTTTACGAGCGACGGGTCGCAAAATCAGAGTTATACACTCACTGAAATTCCTGTCTTGTACGATAGTGTTCGTGTAGATGTAGACGGGGTGCGATGGGAACAGGTGGAGTACTTCACAGACTCGGAGCCCAGGCGAGAGTATCGTGTTGAGTTTGATTCCACATGGCAGGCATTCATCATCTTCGGCAATAACCGGGCAGGGGCGATTCCGCCGAGCGGCTCATCTATTGAGGTTACGTATCGTCAAGGTGGTGGTGTCATTGGAAACATTGTGACGAATGCGGTTCTCCAGAGTCTTCCGTTTGAAGTGACAGGCTTCGCCATTTCCGTACCCGTGGAAATAACAAACTACACACGAGCTACGGGCGGTTACAACGGTGACACGATTACCGACATCCGCCTGAAGCTTCCGCCATACCTAAGGACACAGGATCGGGCGGTCACGGGCGACGATTACAAGACGCTGGCAGACCAGTTTGTGACATCTTACCAAGGTCAAATTGGAAAGTCGACAGCGGTCTTGAGAAACCATGGATGTTCGGGGAACGTTATCGACCTCTTCGTGCTCGCCAGAAATGACGAAGGTGGCTTAGAACAGGCCAGCGATGGATTAAAGGTTGCCCTTTCCGAAGAGTTGGATGAGAAGAAGATGATCACGGATCACGTTTGTATTAAGGACGGCGAAGTGATTGAGGTTGACGTAATTGCCGAATTGACGATGGACAAGTTCTTCAAGAAGTTCCAAGAGGAAGTACAGGTAAGGGCAGAGACACGCACTGCTGCGTTCTTCGATTTGAATCGTTGGGATTACGGTGATGACCTTAAGGATGCTGATATTGTGAAGGCTTTGTCGGACATCTCGGAAATCAAACGAAGTGATATCACATTCGTAACTGCCGATCCGGACAATTCTGGTTCCATCGTAACGGCCCAGTACTACGAAATTATTCGGCCCGACAACATAACAATCACCTTTTCGTATGAATAGTCATGCCAACAGAACCAGTAAGAATAGACGAATCGCCGAAAACCAGTGACACAATTCTGTTGGAAGTTACGACAACAGATGCTGATGGAAATCTGATTGATCCATACAAGTTAGATCAGGTTACCGTCTATTTCCTCGCAAGAGAGTTCACTACAGATAAGACACTTCGACTCGACAAGACCATTGAGGTTGATGAGGGCGACGACTTGGTTCTGTCAAGTTACTTCAACCAAGCGACTGTCGCAAAGACATTTGGAACGGATATTGACCCCGCTTGGCTATCCACCGATACGGATATGGCGATAGCTACGAAGGTTTCAACAGGTACTTTCGAGATTACCTGGGTACCGGAGTTTGCAAGAGAGGGTGACTATATCCTCTGTTGGTCGTGGACGCCAATTATCGCCGGGGACTTGATGCGACAGTCCGTCACGTTTGAGTTGGCGTCAGACACAGCCTCGAATACGGCAGTTCCCACTCATATCACCGATCCCGATAAGTATCCCACTCTGCTTGAACGGTATCTTCCGGAATACTTGAAACTAAAGATAGCTCCTGGTGACCTCACGCCGGATATTCTGGATAGATTCAACACAGCACTGGCTAATGGTTTTGTTGTTCTCGAAGACCTTGCAAATCAAATGGTCGACTTACAGGACGCAAACGCCATTCACGAGCGAATGATATTGTATCTGTCGAACCTATTCAATCTGAGCTTGCGATCCGATGATGTCACACTATGGCGGCGGCAAATCAAACGAGCAATTCCGCTCTTCAAAAGAAAAGGTACCTTGGCGGGGTTGAGGGAAGCGTTAGCCCAATCAGCGGCCACATTGAATAATCTTACCCAATTCTGGCAAGTTACCTCGTCGGCTACATGGCAGGAAGCCTTCACCGTCACTGATGATCAAACCGAATTTGAACTAGCAAAGAGTGTTTACGATACCTCTGATTTTGAGCTTTACCTCCGACCTAATGGCTCATCTACTTACACGACATTAACGGCCAGTGACTATGGCGAAATCACCTACGATGCAGACGATGCCGTTTACGTCTTAACCTGGACAGGTGAGACGGCACCTACACCTATTGCATTGGTGGATGGTGATATCGTGCGAATCGTCTATAAGATTGGGCCCATCATCGATCCCACTATAGAAGCATATATCCGCTCGCTTCCACTGGCGGATCAGCGAGATGAAGCCGATGTAACTTACCCTCCAAAGAACTGGAATGTAAGATTGATCGAAGAGACGGATACGATGTTCGATGTGATTTGCCCCACACGTCACCCAACACAACCTCTCGTCGTTTGGGGACGTGTCCGTACCGAGTTTCCATTCAGCGAAAACATCTATAATATGGAGGAATATAACGGTTCATTAAGGGATTCGACCGATCCTTGTGATATGGATAAGGCTTTCTTAGATGAATGTTCTTGTTGTATCAGTAGCATGGTGAATATCGATGTAGAAATCGAAAATATCACAGATGCCCGTGTTGAGGAAATTGAGAATGTAATCGAAGAATACAAACCCTTCCACATGTTCGTGAACTCGCTCACCTATCAAGCAGGAGTTAATGAGAATGTAACCCCGCAACAAGAAGAAGTGGAAATACTCATGCAACTAACACCAGAAGATGTTCTGACCAACGGTCAGGACATCTTTACAAGGGTTATCAAGCATGGACTCGAAGATTCAGTCGCAGTACGCCGCAACGCCACCGCCACCGCCACTACCGCTGCCACAGGCAGCGGTAGTGGCTTGAATGACGCTATTGTACTTTACTCCCCTGGCGTGACGTTTGATGTCACCGTTTCTGGTTTGGATACAACGGACAATCTTTTGGAAATCCTATCGGGTCCAGATGGGGGCGAGTACAAGGTGACGAATCCTCAAAATATGATTGTGGACATTGTGCAGGGTGTTCCCGACACGATTGGTTGGCCTCTCAATACTGCTGCGTTCCCTTTCAGGTTATCGAATGAGCTTTTTGATGGGACGGTGACGAGCATCACTGAGGACAATCTTTTCACCTTCACTGACGAGGACGTAGATTTCCGTCACAACAACGTGGCTCCTGGCTGGAAGATTGAGGTTACGGCACCTTCGGTGGTGGCGGGCACTTATCTTATTGACGAGACGTTGCCTAACGATTCTTTGATTCTGGCTAGTTGGGGCGACTTGAAGGATAGGTCGAACATCACTTACCAGTTGAAGACAGATTTGGATGTATCTGTTGGCGACCCCAGCACAACTGGTCGCATAGCGGTAGGTCGACGAGGCCGGATTGATGGTGGTACGGACTTCAGAACGAAATACCAAGTGAACGTTGGAGACTATATTCGCATTGGTGGCGTCCAATACGAGATTCGTGAGTTCATTGACGACGAGAACTTCCTGATTACCGGTTGGACTTTCGGATCAATGGGCGTGACGAGCGCAGAGGTCTTCAGGCGGCTGATCGACGAGGCTGTAGGTTACCTAGACGTGCGTGGACTGACGTTAGATACCAGTCCGACCAACTACGAAACTGGCCTATCCATATCCAATGGTGCTAACTGGTTGGGGCCACTTCTTGAGAACAGTCAGTTCAAGGAGAATTTCCTAGTTTTGATTGGTGGCAAGTATCACGAGATTCTGGAGATCGACGGTACTACGATTACGCTTTCAACTCCGAAGAAAATGTGGGGTCTCAGTGGAACTGCTGTAAGTTTTGAGATTCACCAGTTCACGAAAGTGCCTGTAACTATCCACGGTGATACGCTTTCATTTGTCGACAGGCGGAACAATGACGTAGTGGATATTGAAATTGAAACGATGACACCGATGTCAATGCTTGCGAACTTACTCAATTCAGATGAGGGAAATATGGACATACAATCGCAAGGCGAAGGTGTAACTATAGAGATAGATTGGAAAGATTAGCATGCATAGCAATTTTGAGACATGGAGAGAGATGCTCACTCCTGAGGACATTTCGGACGAAGAATTGAGCCTAGTTTTGGAACGAGATGACGCAAAGCAGACGCTACGCAACATGGTCCAAGAGAAGGTGAGCAATATAACGAGTCCGAGCACCAAGGTAAAGGGTCGTGGCGACGTAGAGGTCATCGTGGAGTACACGGATGGCTCGACAGAGGTCCACAAGACGCCGAACACGATCCTGCGCAACGGAAAGATAGCGTTAGCAAGTAGTCTGGCCAATGAGGTAGCTGATCCTTACGACTTCTACATAGAATCGATGATCTTTGGTTCTGGTGGTGCTACGGGCGGTACGGCTAAGTTCGTTGAGGAAACGAGAAATGGTTTGTTTGGGACGACGCTCCTCACGAAGAACGTTATCTCTTCCATTGATCCTTCCGGGCCGACGACAGCTATCCTCACTTCGGTTGTAGGTTTTGATGAAGCGGTTGGCCATCCAATCAACGAAATGGCATTGGTGATGAAGAGTGGTGACCTCTACAGCATGGTAACCTTCCCAGACTTGAACAAGACGGCATCCATGCAACTGACCATCAACTGGCGAGTGACGTTTCTCTAATCATAGGATATATACGATATGGCGAATATCAACGCAGAACTGAATAAGCTGAAACAAGTCGCTCAAAAGAAACTTAAAGAGAGTAAGCAGAAGATTATTAACCCAAAGAAGATTATCTAACATGCCAGCAGTATCAAAGAAACAACGAAAAGCAGCAGGTATGGCATATGCTGCCAAGAAAGGCGAGTTTGATCCCTCTGAACTGAGGGGTTCGGCCAAAGAGATGTACCAAAGCATGGGGAAGAAAGACCTCAGGAAATTCGCCAAGACAAAAGAGAAGGGGTTACCAGTGAAAAAGGAACATACACATTTTGAAGAATGGCTCAAAGAGCGAGACCCAGATATGGTCAATGAAGTGGGGACAACCACAGCCGACGTGGCCCTTTTCAAGCGAATGACGATCCCGTCTACACGCCGTCAGTTTGCTCCAAACATCGCTTTCGGTGAAGAAGACGACTTCTTTAAGAAGAAAAACTCAAGATTGAAGGGCTAGAAGCCGATACAAGGAGTAGACAATGCCAAATCTGGACTCTGTGCCAATTCCACGCTACGAGGCGTTGCAACCCTATCATTACTACTATGACAATCTGCCTATTGAGGGGATCAATACGCAGATGTTCCTGGTTAATGCCCAAGTAGACATCAACCAGAACGATATTGAGGAATCCGTTGGGACGGCGGGGAGCCTGTCGAATAGACTGAACCAGTCTTTGGAGGCAAATGGATCATTAAAGACCATCGCCGTCGATGAGGCGCTCCACAGTATTGCGGAGCATTTGGACGAGGGTGGCTACATTAGAATGACAGATGCCGAGCGATCTAAGCTCAGCCTTGTAGACAGCGCCGCTACGAACCTGTCAGTGGAAATCGCAACCGTTTCGGCCACCCTGACATGGCCCGATTTTGCAAATACCGTCAGTCTTGTTGATTCAGACACGGTGGCATGGCGGGTAGAACTAGGAACTGGGGAGGTTCAAGCTGATACGACCTTCTCGAAATCCCTGATAACCGTAAAAAGCTACGATGTTACGCCCGTGCATGTGTCGGGGGATATGATTTTCAAGACATCATCCTCTAATACACCGTACACAGCAGGTAGCCTAAGGGTGTACATGGGTGGCCTAAGACTAACCAAAGGCCCAACTATGATTGCTGGGTTTTACTACACAGAAACCGATCCGGACACTGGTGTTTTCACACTCAATAAGGCGAAAGCGTCCAGTGACACTCTCAGAATCGATTTCGACCGACCAACAACCTAAGCACCCGCTTAGAACGAGTAAAGATATGTATGAAGTCAAGAAGCTGGACTTTGGGTTCGTAATCCTCTGTCCGGAGCGAAATATCAATGGTCTTCGTGGCACCATTAGGTCTATTGGCAAGTACCACGACGTTCCTTGCTTATGCGTCGTTCCCAAAGAGACGAAGAAGGCAGAACTCGATGAGATGAAAGAGGTCTGCAAGACCATCCGGGGTGGCAGCACCTACACCTCCCTCATCAATAAAGGATTGGAAAAGACCGGATGTGATTGGAATTTTGTCATCTTCGCCGGTTCCTTCATACGCCCGCTGTTCTACCGCCGATATGTGGTCTTTGTGGATAACGAAAAGGACATCCTCTTCCCCATCGTAGACGGTAGGGTGACGTTTTATGAAGGCTCGATGAACGGCATCCTGCTGCACAAGAAAGCGATCAAGGAAATCGGTAAGATGGACGAGGTGAGCGAAGACCTAGAGAAGGTCAAACTCAAGTGGGCTTATGAAGCTGTGGAGAGAGGTTATAAGTTCAAAGCCATTCATGGAGTAAAGGTCATGTGAGACCCTGAGAGGCCCGTATAGAGCCACAACCGCCCACAGGACTCAAGAGTCCTGTGGGCGGTTGTTTTGCGCTACAGTGGCTCTCAGGGGTTCTGAGGGGGTATTGAGTAGCCCCTCTCGTAGGTTAAAGTGGCTTCCCAAGCTTTTTCTCAAAAGCTCTGATCGTTTCTTTGAGCAATTTCAGGCTGGTACGCATATCCTTTGCGTCCTTTGCCTTGATAGCTGTTGGTGTGAGATTTTCAATACACGCAATGGCATCATCATAGATGACGGCTGGTTCCCGAACACGTTTGTAGAGGTCCCAAGCTTTGGCCATGCCGTTTTCTTCCATCTCCTTCACCAGTCGCTCGTCGCCGAGAATTGTATCCAGAATGTCGACTTGGCAGCAATCCGTGATAATCTTTCGAGCGATCCAATCCATGAATTTCGCTTCGATTTCTGGGTCGGGTGCGAGGATGTCCACGGTTTCTCCGTTGTCTCGCATAGTGGGTTGCTTACCCTCGGCCATATCTCGGGCCCATTTCCAGCCGTAGAATTTGGCGAAATAGGTGAATCGCTCCCGTTGGTCGTCCACCTTGAACATTCCACAGTACAGGCTATTGGCGACATAGGCCATGATATAGTTCCGCAAGCAACTGACTTGTGTACCGCAGATCAAAGCAATGGCTTTTAGCTGTTCTTGGCTTGTTTTCTTAAGTTCCGACCAGATTGTGCGTAGATCGGCGATCTTGTTACAAGTGAGCTTCATCTTGCTCCTCTCGCAAAGGATGTTGTAAGCAAATCCCCCCTTTGCGATAGATGGCCACTTGCGGTCACCCGAACAATGCTTGATTGCCAAGAAGGCTTGTTGTTGAAATCGGGTAATTTTTGTGAAAACCTTCACCGGAACCTTCGGAGGAAAGCCATTCTTTTTTGCTTCCTCAATTTCTTCTCGAATCCCTTTTGGCCACTCATTTGGGATGGGAATTTGACCAAGAAGGACTTTGGAGGCAACTGCTCGCCGGTTACCGTCCAGAACAGAGACTTTGCCTTTCTTCTCGGCAACACCGACAATCGGTTCGGGAAGTCCACCATTGTGGGCCAGTTGTAGTATAAGGTTTGCAACATCGTGATTGAGCAGAAGATTTTTGATTTCCGCTTCCGTTGCGGGCTTGTCGTCGGCACACAGACAAATGGTTCGTGGGTTATCCGTTTTGACGACCAATTTGTCGACAGGAACTTGTACCGTTTTGCTCTCAACGGGTTCGCCTCCCAAGAACTCCAAGACTTTGCTTGTAGCGTCCAAGGATTTGAGGTCCGCCGACGAAATGTCTGCTAAATCCATTGGCTGTGGTGATACGACTCTAACTTTGGCCCGCTTTTGAGCGATCTTCAAAATGTGTGACTTCTGTTTGCTCCTCGTACTTCGACCTGCTGAACGTGCTGTTTTGGACATGCAACGGTCCTCCTAAAAGAGTGGAAGAGCCCATTGTGGCTCCGTTGGATAAAAAGTTACTATGCTCTGTTGTATCCAAAAATCAAATTTGCCACAATAGCAATTTCGGCGCAAATCACTTTACGGATAAAATTCGCTGCCTTGCCAACTCGACAAAGCGAGACTCAATATCGAATCCGAGGTACTTTCGCCCGTGTTTTACGGCCATTTTGCAGGAAGTGCCGCTGCCGCACATGGGATCAAGCACGAGGTCGCCCGGCTCTGTCCATGACAAAATGTGATCTTCGGCCAGTTGGTCTGGGAAAATTGCGGGGTGTTGGAAGGCTTCAACGTCCTTTGTGGAGCAATGCAGCCCTACTTTGTAACTCCAGATGTTACCCTTAATCTTGGTGGTATTGTGACCCCTCTTCTTGTTTCCACGTTGGTAATTCTTAGTATGGTGTACATCCTGCTGCTCCGGGCGGGGAGATGTGATTGGGGTGCGGATAGGATTGAAAGTCTTGGGTTTCCCTTTTGCGAAGACGAACATGTACTCGAAGACCTGTTCGTAGCGATTATGATTCATGGGGATTGGATTTTCTTTCGCATAGATCATGGTGTCATGAACATTGAAACCAGCTTCTTTGAAAGCAATGGCATGCTTGAAGGAAGAGAGCGTTTCACTTCCCTTGTGTGTCTTGTCTCCGGTAACCCATACAACGATACCGCCCGGCTTTAGAACTCGATGGAGACAGAAGGCGACGGTGGGTACGTGAAGATTGTTATGATAAGAACGAAGATCGTCATATGGCGGCGATGTGATTGCCAGATCGACATGATCTTTTGGCATCCGGATCATCAGTTCAACGCAGTCGCCCTCATATAGCTCATTAACCCATTTCATACCTTAGTAAAGTAGAGATATGGCTATTCTGAGGGGAAGGCTTTGTGGACCGCCGTCTTAGCGTGATCAGCAACCCTCTCATACGCCTCTTGATCTCGGAATGTATAGATTCTCCAATGACCGTGTTTGCGACCTGGGGCGATACATCCGGTGAGAGAATTATGCATCTCGGGGTCGTGGCCGATGATAATGATGGTTCGCTCGTCTTGCCTATGCCAGTACTGAGGAATCTCACCTGGAAGTTGGATGGTTGTGGTGCCGTCAAAGGCTTTAAGCACGTATATCATCAAGCAAATAGCTGCGGCAAGTGTCACTACGAAGTACATGATATTTTTGAACATCATTCTTCTTCTCCTTCTGGCTTCTTAAATGTGCCTTTGACAACATCTGTATGCTGCCGGTGTTTCTTCCAAAGTCGACGAATACCATCTAAGACGGTTTCGTCGACTTCTCCGTGGACCTCAGTGACAACCCAGTGGTCATCCCAGACACCGTTCCTCTTGATCTTGAGGACGTTGTCTTTCTTGGCGAACTTCTTAGGGATGTAGACCATTTCCTGTGCATTCCCTTTGCAGAGTTTGCATTGGGTGTAGGGTCGTGGTGGTTTCTTGGGTAGTTTCATGGTGTGATTATCCTACACCATTCTGTAAACGAACCACCACCGGTGATTGTCACGATGCTTAAACTGATCAACTTCTTCCAAATATTCGTACAAATCTGCCCACGATCCAAAGATGTACTCGTGTCGAATATAACCCCAGTACCAAAGTGACGCCGCCCGCTTGCCGTCTGGGCAAACAATCATGACTGGTTTTTTCAGTTGAACGGCGTGGTGAACCTCACAGGGTACGCCAGTCGTAGGCACACCCTTTGGGTTGTAGGCAATTAAGAAGTCGCTTCTATCAATCTTTCCTAGGTCCTTTTTAACAAAAGCGGTTGCAATTTCTTCTACCTGATCGAAATCTTCCTTTTCCATCGCCGCCCTAAGCACCGTAGCTCGCTTCTGCTTTTCGTCGGCCAGAGGATCAAAGACATCAATCCCAAAACTTTCTGTCAAGTGGTGTTTGACTTCTGGTCGCCAATCGTTATCACCCTCGTTAGTGTGCTCAATGGGCAGTGATAGGTACATTTTCGCACCTTTCAATGCCCCCGTTTCGTTTACCTTATCATTTTTGTTTACTGTCATTTAACATGTCTCTCAAAGTACGGGGTTGCAAATCGGGAAAACGGTTGTAGAAATCATCCAAAAGCTCATTGTCTCTCAGGAATTGGTAAGCGGCCTTATCAAATGCTCTGTGATACCTTTTATGTTCACCATTACCCTCAAACACGCATAAGTTATCGAGGCGATTGTTACTTGTCACGGAGTCGATATGATGAACGCATGCCTTGTTGGGTAAATTAGTGCCGTAAATCCGCTCGTATACCTTGTCTGCTTCGTGTCTGTGGATGAGAGAGCGACCATTGTTTTTTCCGGATGAGATTCGTTGGTAGCCGCCACGACCGCCGAAGCATTTGAGTTGTTCTCCATCCACCTCACTAACGTAATCGATGGCGTTATCATATGCCAAACAACCGCACGATTTGAGTCGGCCATGCTTAACTCTGGCAAGGTTAGCTTTGAAAATCGTTCCACAGTCGCATTGCACAACACCCCAACTACACTTTTGTTTCGGATGTTTGTAAGGGGCAATAATGGTGAGCTTGTGATACTTCTTACCTAGGCAGGAGGCAATATTGTGCGATTGTCGTTTTTGGGCGCTAGCTAAAGCCATCCCTCTTGCTTGTCGTTTAGCGTTCTTGGAAACAAGGCAGCCGCATGATTTTGTTCCGCCAGATTTGAGCATATCCCATCTAACTACTTTGGTTGATCCGCATTCACATTCCACAGCGACATATCGTTTCTTGTCACCTCGTGTATTCTCGACTTCACTGATAACCGTGAGTTTATGGTATTTCACCCCTGTAGGGATTGGTTTCTTTTTATATGCCATTTTGTCACTAGTTCCTCTAATAGGTATATCGGCATAACAAGGAGTAAACATGAATGAATTGTCCAAGAAAATCGACGAGCTAGCCCCGGAGGGTCGTCGTCAGCGTCATAGCTTCTTTCAACTTCAATACTTCGTGATTGGAAAAGAACCAACCGTGCAGTCGAAAATGCAGGCTTGTAAGAATGAGTTGATTGTAAGGAAAGATGAGATTGAATCGTTTCTAACGATGATTGAAGAATCTTACGACAACTACCGTATCGAAGAGTTGCGGATCGAGGAGATCAAGCAGAACCGGCATCCAGATCAGTTGAATGAGGTCGAGCAGATCAATATTCGGAATGCTCGACGCAAGATGAAGGTTATCGACTACCAGATCGAGGACTTCAAACAGAAGCTTCGTGGGAAAGAGGAGGAGGCGAACTTCCTTATCGGCCTCTTTGAGAAACTATGTGAGATCGAGGAGCCGAAAGACTGGGATTCTTTGGAAGTGCAGGGTGAGTATTGGAATGCCCGACTGACGCAGGAGATCGAGACCCGCCTTCTGTTAGGTAATCCGCCAGAACCAGAGGTCCTCAAGAGTATCTATGCCATGCCAGAGGGGCTCCCGGTCAAAGACACCATCCGACAACTGATCAAACACCGCCAAGAAGCACTTGGTAATCGGGAAAACACCGAGGCGGACGTAGATACACAGGGAGAAATTGAAGATGGCCGACAGACTGAGCAGCTTGGATGATGGGTATGTAACGGGCGATTTATCCGTCTTTCCAGAAGCAATCGACAGCACCGATGAGTTATATGCGGTTCGTAATAATGCTGAGACCGAACTGACGCAAAGCTTAACGTACAATGGGAGTTACTTGGTAGTTGGTGACACGAGTAAGTTTCCTGACAAGGGTTTGTTACGGGTGGGTGACGAGCTTATGTACTATGGAGAGAAGACTACTGGGGTCTTCAAAGACTTGAAGCGAGGCTTTGCGGGGTCCAGACAGAACAGTTGGTCCATTGGTACGTCTGTTGGTAACGCCGTGATGGCTGAGCATCATAACGCTATCAAGGATGCCATTCTGAACATTGAGAACTACTTGGGAACAAGTGACGACCCTGCTGAGGGTTCATATAACCATCGGCTGACCACTTTGGAGGCAAAATTCCTTTCTCCCCGAGCCCTTTTCCGAGCTTGGCCTCGACGGGGGTCGAGTCCGATGAAGGTCCGCTTTCAGAACTTTTCGACCACCGATGCGATTCGTTACCTTTGGGACTTTGGTGATGGCGGCACGTCGACGGAAAGGAACCCGACACATACATACAATTCCGAAGGGAACTTTAGCGTTCAGCTTCGCATTGTAACTTCATTAGGCGGACAGTGCGTTACCAACAAATTGGACTATATCCAAATCGATAACACGAAGACCCCTGGCTTTTTCTACGTAACGCCCGAAATGGGCACTACTTCAACAGTATTCAATTTTGTCGACCAAACGGATGGAGACATTATCGTGCGTCACTGGAACTTTGGCGATGGCAATCAAGAGACTTTCGAGAATCCAAACATCCACTCAACGACACACACGTATTCTGCCGCAGGTGCCTACAAACCCAGCGTGCTTGTGGTTTTTGCCGATCAGAGTATTCAGTTGGTAACGGTGGACTATGAAATTGTGGTGACTTAATGATTCCCTCAGGTACGACATATCCCGAAGTACTCGATACTGACGACAATCTGTTTGTCGTTCATGATTCTCTACGAGCAGTTCTCATAGAGGACTACAACCCTGGTGACACATCTATTACCGTTTCCGCTGATCCGGGCGTTATGGATAGATTCCCGCCTACCGGCATCATTACCCTAACCGAACAGTGTAACGAACCGGAGGTAAGGGGAACGTCCTTCTATTACGGCTCACATACGGATACCACTTTCGACAGCCTTGAAATCATGCCAAATTTTGAGGACGTGACGAAGCTCAAAGGTTTCACAAATGTGACGATGAATGTCTACGCAGACCACCACAATTCCATCAAAGACGCCCTCATTGCTATTGAAGAGTTTGTTGGCGTGAAGGGCCAAATTGATGTATTGCCATACGGCGACACTCTTACCGGGCGGTTGAACTTCCTTAGGCGGTTAGTGTTAACACCACGGGCGTGGTTCACAGCCGATAAGACAATCGGTATTGTGCCAGCGACCGTCAACTTCACAGATGTAAGCTTTCGCTACCCAACATCCTGGGTGTGGGACTTTGGGGACGGCGGTGGTGTGATCTCTGGTCCTTCAATATCGGGAATATCGGTATCTACATCGCCGACACCCACTTTAACGCCGATTGCTGTCGGCGCTGTGCCTTGTGCCACACTTCAAGACCCATCAGAGGATGATCGACGGGCCACGCACACCTATTTCACACCGGGTAAGTATGACGTGACATTGACCGTTGGAAACCCATTCGGTCGAGATACGGTGACACTCCCCGAGTTCTTTACAGCTAGAGCGCCTGCGCCTGATGAAGCCAGTTTCCTCGTAGCTCCGACGAAGGTTCGCACGGACACTGTGGTTAACATCGAAGCTACCGATAATGGCGAACAAACGGAAGACCCAGTTGTGGAATACACCTGGATATTGAACGATGACCTAACCCACCAAAGCGCACCACTCACGACCGCCTTATATTCTGTCGGGGGTATCTATGATGTTGTTTTGAGGGTGGATACGGAGTTAGGTGCCTACCGAATTACTACGCTGGAGGATGCCGTAAACGTAGTCGAGCAGACAAATTTGTGGCTCCTAGCTTTTGATTCACCGAAGGGAACATTGTCGATCACGAAGAACCTTCGGACTTACGAGTTCGGGTTGACGAGCGAAACGTTCAAATCTGAGGTGATGCCAGAGCTTAGCGTCACAAGGGACTACTCGTTCATGTCGGGTTACCCCAACCAAACGTACCAACGGGATATCTTCTTACGCAATGCTGGGTTGGCTCCGAAGGGTTTGACGGCCTCGGGAGATAGGGGCCAAGCAATTCTATCCTGGGCTGAAGACTCCTCAACTATACGCTACAAACAGTTCGAGCCATTCAACGAAACGTGGTCATCCGCTGGGTTGGCTATCGGGGAGACGCAGACGAAGTTCTGGAACTGGTTTACTTTCAGTAGTCCGGACGCCATCTACATTATCTTCGGGCACGATACGATTACGGGTTCGCCAACGGACATTAGCTTGGAGCGATTCCGACACAACCTCAGCACCCTGACAACGACTACGTCAACTTATGATGCCTCGAACTTCATAAACGGGGCAGACGAATTATTGACGTATGCCGATTCGGCACCTGCGACGTACCGTGGTTGTTTCCAAGGCGAAAATGGTTTCTTCGCTCGTAACGATGCTGGTCCTGGCGGCTTCTTCAGAATTAGGAACTTCTACAGGACAGAAGGTACGCTATCTGACGTGGCCACGGATGTTCGCAAGTTACTCGATATCGCTGGGACGGCACGAACAGAGATGGAGATGGTGCCTCTCTCGGGCGGTGTGTATGTATTCAACAATTCGGGTGAGGTTTCGGCGTATGACCCCAACACGAATGTTTGGACATCAGGGGGGCCGGGTGTCGGAGCGGCTTCATTCCGTTCACTACAGGATGCGAACATTGATGGCTATGCTGATACTTCGCAAACACTACGGGCCGCTTCGGATGGAGACCGTCGAGCGTACTTGTCTTACGACTACAGCGCAAATGCCTTCATTAAGTTCAACGAAATTGACTTGACCTTTAGTTCATTAGGGAGCAGGCCAACGAGCAACGAACAGTTTATTATGACTGTGTTTTAGCATACATACGGGTTGAGATAGTAGGAGCAAAATGCCAGTTAATTTCCCTCCAGTCCCTGTTTATCCGGACGCACTCGACAGCGACTACACGCTCTTCCTCGTGTACAACACGACGGAGACGGTAATCACTGCTGATAACCAGCCGTGGGCTGGTGAGATTTCAATACGTCCGGTACGCTCTGACCAGGAGGATATTTGGGGAGACAATGGCTTTGCGAACATTTCTGGCGAACTTCTGTATTACGACTCTGTTGAGAAGAATGCATATGGGAAGGTTATCACTCTCAAGGATTGCGTTAGGAATCTTGGTGGTGACGAAACCATATTCAACATAGAGAACACGGATATCCGAAGTTATGTAATTGCTGAGCATCACAACCAACTGGCGTTGGGGATCATCCAGGTGGAGGAATATCTTGGTGGTGTTTGTGATGAAGAAGACAACCTGATTTGTTGTTTGGATGAGTTGGATGTTGATGACTGCCCTGATGATGGTGGTTGCCCCGAGATTCAGTTTGCCTACCAAGTAGTATCGGTAGACACCTGCGAAGGCGTCCTCATTGAGTATCAAGTGAATGTTGATGGTGAGTTCTCGGAATTTCGCATTGACTTTGGAGACGGGACCACAACATCAACTGCCGCTGACGGGCAGAAGTTGTACCCTACGGGCGAGACATTCAATAGTGTTGATCCTATTATAACGGTCAAGACGCCGACATGTGAAATCGTTCAGAGTGCTGCGCAGCGGACGGAAGAGTTAGAACCCGAAGTACCACCACCGGACGAGAATGTCATTATTCCGATTCCATCTATCGACATTCCTCCATTTGATTTACCACCGGTAAGCATTCCGGAGCCACCACCACTTCCGCCCATTGTTTTGCCTCCGATTGAAATCGAAGGCGGTTTTGGAGTGTCAATACCGAGCTTCAACATTGACATTAACGTACCTAGCGTCATCAGTATTATTCCGCCGATTCCATCGGTTATCAGCATTACACCTGAGATACCAACTACGATTTCGCTCATAGGCGACATCCCCAGTGTAATCAGCATAGTGCCGCCTCTGGATATTCCCTCTGTGATCAGTTTCGTACCATCGCTCGATATACCGTCTGTAATCAGTTTTGGGCCCGTTGACATACCGTCCATTATCAGTTTTGGCCCCGTTGATATACCGTCTGTAATCAGTTTTGGGCCTGTGGATATCCCCTCGGAGATCGCCTTTGGGAGCGTAAATATCCCCTCCGAAATCAGGGTGGTTGACAACTTGCCATCAGTGATCAGTGTCGTTGACAGTATTCCATCCACCATCTCGGCTGAAGTTAGTGTAAGCGTTGACGTTGACGTTACTGTTAGCGTCAGTCATGATATCCCAACGACCATCTCTGTGAAAGATGGCTTGTCTTACACAATTTCCGTCTTGGATGGAATACCCAGTGTGGTCCAGGTTTCGGGGCTGGTCTCGGGGAAGGGGACGATCAGTGTCTATAGTGGCTTGAGCTACACAATCAGTGTAAAAGATGGGTTGTCTTACACACTTAGTGTTAATGACAACATTCCCAATCCGATTATCGTGCAAGATAATTTACCTGATGTCATCAGTTTGGTGGGTTGTGATCTACCGTCTGTAATCAGTATAGAGGGGTGTTGCGATTTCCCATCGGCTATTTCGATAGAATGGGGTAGCCCCCCGATCATCAGTTGCGAGGTGACATGCCAGTGCTCCAGTGCAACAGGTGGCGGCGGCGCAGCGATGCAGCCCTTTATGCGTAAGCTTGTGGAAGATGGTTATTATGACTTTGACGAAGACATTGCCCTAGCCCAGCCGGGTGTCGGAGTCGATTACGATATAACAGGTATTCCGTCAAGGATTCAACTTGAGGTCCCCAAAATCTCGCCTGTACAGCTTGAACATGATTTGCCTACAAAGATCACTTTGGACAGCCCCACCATTCCGAGTATCATTGACGTGCGGGGCGTCGAAAGGATGCCGTCTGAAATCCAAGTCCAGGTGCCATCCGAATGGCCAATGATACAGGTTGACGCCAGTTCGCTACCCAATAATCTGCCAGTGGAATGGGGCGATGCTCCTCGTATTCTTAGTATCGATGCGGCAAATGTGCCGACCGTGATCCAAGTTGAGCATGACATTCCATCCGTCATTGAGGTGGAAGGAATGGTGAGCACAATTAGTGTTGAGGGTATACCTGACCATATCCCACTTCGGGTAGAGAACCCGGAAGACCTCACCTTCGTTGTCGAGCCTGCTGAAGTCAAAATACAGTTGGATACCAGTAAACTAATGAGTGAAGGGGAAGATGGCCAATACTGCTTCGCTTTGGTGCCCTGCAAACCCTAATTACCTCTTGGTTACTAAGTTAGATCATGTCAAAGCTTCTCATTAAGAGACATCGTAATCGTAACAACTACCTTCTCACGAAGAGCGGTTTATGGGTACGTGATTTCAACCAGAAGTGTTCGCCGGTTGATCTAAATCGATTCATAGATCGGTCTGAATATAAGTTTCTGATGGAGAATGAGATTGACATCCGTAGTCAGCACATTCCAGAAATTGGTTCAGAGTTTCTGCCTACGTTGTCCAAAGTTTTGATTGTCTCAGACGGTTATCGGTTCAATGAAGAGAGAGACTTGTTGCACAAGCTACCAGCAGATGTGTGCATTATTGGTACGAACCGAAGTTTGGCAAAGTGGCACGTCGATAGTGAAGGTATAGTAAAGCGCCGGATGGATTTCTACTTCGTCAACAACCCCTATCAGCAATGCATGTCTTATCTCCCCTTACACACTTATAGGCCCCGATGTGTTTGCTCCGTAAGAACTTATCCCAAGTTCATCAAACGGTACAAGGGCACATGCTTTTACTATGTTCCCACGGGGAATAAAGCATTTGGGACGAAAATGGGTATATCACATCTACTTGACGATTATCGAAATCCAATATGCGGAGCTATTTGCTTGGCTCGAAGGTGTAAAGTCAGGCGACTGGCGCTATTTTGCTGCGATGATGCATTTCGAGACGAGCGTCCAGCAGCGGTTAGCTTACCAAATAATCTCTGGATGTATCCGCAACATGCTGTTACGCACGAGGTGATTGGTGGCTTATTCCACTGGTTGAAGGATCAAGAAGACCTGGATATCAAAATTGCCGATCACTCAAGTGGCCCGAATTATGACAACGCACCCTATATAGAAGCGGATAGTCTTTTGGAGTTTTTTGATGAACAGACCTAGCAAGGACCCTAGTTTTTCGATTTTCGAGTTCAAATCTTGGTTGGCCAAACAACCCGAATTTAGCTGTTCATTTGACGATGCGAAGAAAAGCAACGTCCTGTCTGACCTTATTGGTAACATGGTCGAGTCTCGACTAGGTTTAGTACGACTGCAAAGCCAAATCACATCTCACAATCCCGAGTTGACCCCAGACATAGTCGAGAAACGTGCTCGTGTCTTCAAAGAGCGTGGTGGCCTAGTGAAAGATGTGGCAGACCTTGCTCTGATTATTGAGTTAAGGTCGGGGGCGACTTTTGCTCTTCCTAAGATTTACACGAAGCCATCATCTTGATTGTCGGCTTCGCCTTCTAACCATAGTGGTTTGATTGGGTAGCAATCGAATTGCGGCTTCTGAAACCGGTTGCTTAGGCGATGATATTTCGCATTTATCGGCCATAGGCAAACGTGTGTAACCCCGCTTTTTCAGCTTACTCGCTAATTCTGCGAATGAGTTAGCACTCTCGATCCAAGGTTCCCAATCGATGCGATTGTTATGGATGGAACTTTTGAGCTTAGCTGTGATATCGTAACTTATTTGAAGCCTGTCAACATCCTCAAGTCTTGTTGGGAGACACTTCCCTCGTCCCGCCTTGCAGAGGAGTCTTAGCCCCTTTTTGTTCCTCTTCACCAGATAAATGAAGATTGTCTCCTGGTTCTTTTTCATAGATTATCTCCAATAGCACGTCAAGAAGCGCCTCTTTGTAGACACTATTTGGTCCTAGCTGATCTAAGAAAACTTTGAATGCTGCGTGGACCTCTTCAGTTTCCTTTTGCTGTGATAGCTTCATGTCATACTACCTTACTATATGAGTATTTCACTTCCCTATTACGCCAAGATTAAGGATCGCTATTGCATTATGTATGCGGGCCATTGTGAAGAGTATGTCTTCCTCTTGAAGCTCGTGCGGCCTGTTCTTACGCAACAGTTTCCAGACTTAGATATTCATCTCGCCTGTCGAGATGACTTCATGTATTTACTCGATGGAGATCGCAAAACTCTTTCGAGATCGGTGTTAAAGAAACGACATGCTGAGTTTGGATACATTCGAGAGATTCGGGGGAAGATGAAGGGCCCACATCCCATCTATGAACTCTTCACGGAATCCGACTTACCAATTCCCACCTTATGTAATCATGTTACAACCGATTGCCGCTTATGTTACATCAATCCCGAGGGCTCGCTTCCTACTAAGCGAATGACAGCCCAGCAGATCGAGGCATGCACAGAAATGGCCCAGTTTCAAGGATACCATGTGCGAGTTACCACGGATCACAATACAACAAAGCAAGCTGGGTGGGTGATAGGGGTCGAGAACATCTCTTTGTTTGAGGCTGCGGTGCAGGGGAAACGCACCAGCTTGGTCCCGACTGGTGTCGGGACCAAGCTGTATGAGGGCCTCTTTCCCAAGGGTGAAATCCTGAGAATATAGCAAAAACAGTCCTTGCGGGATAAATAAGGATGAAGACTTAGGGACATCACACGTTCAAATAAGATTAACAGGAGATACCAATGAGTACATTTCAAGTACGACTGGTCCCCAGTAACCGAGGCGCTGGCATTGTTGAGGATACGGCAACCGTAAGTGGTGAGTCTATCCAGAAGACAATGTGGGTCACGGGTCCGAATCTCACTTTCCGTAAGCTGTATGATGGCGAAGAGTTCGATAGCACCAACTATTGGAAGCGCTATGCACCAGTTTCTGAGGGTGGAAGTTGGGCCGATGATGAGACTGCCTTCATTCACATTGTGAGTGATGACGGCTCACCGTGGAGTGACACGAATCCGGCAGTCAACAAGTTTCCACGAGTTGTTGACCTCGTCGTTGCCGCTGGCACATGTTGGGCTGTTGAAGCCAACCAGATTGACGTTCTTGGTGACTACGGTGGAGTGGCATTGTTCACGCAAATCGTAACTGACCAGGATGTCAAGGTTCGACTCAATGGCGACAGCCAAGCTGACCTCGACATAGCCGCAGGTTCACAGACCTTTGACAATAGCGATCTTCCGATCACATCACTTGCGTTCTGCAACAACGAAAGTGGTGCGGTTGATGCGACTATTCAGGTTCTGTTTGCGATCCAGATTCAGTCCGAGGACTAAACACCTTTCCTCCTTTTCTAAGGTTGAATGTCACCCCCGGCGTGCGCACGCCGGGGGTGGTGTTGTTTAGCGGCTGGCCCGGCGTTCTCTTTCTTTAGCCAAGTTTTTCTTAGCAACATCTGTTTGGCTATGTGTTACCCAGAAGGCCATCCAGCTTCGTTGATCTACGAGGGGGAGGGGGATGCACTCGTCTCGCCCTTGACGCCAGAGGTTTTCATATTCCAGCCTTAATAGTTCTTCGTAACGAGATGCTGGATCACGGCTATAGCGCCAGGGCGGGTTCTTGTTTTTGCGTCGACGACGCCTTTTCTTACGGACGTTTTTCAGTGTTTTGGTGGTTCTCTTTGTGCGGCTGAGGCGTTCCCATGTCACAATCTTTTCGCCATCTAGTAACGGGTCTTCGTGTGTGGCTTTCGGGTCAACTCGCAAATCATCTTCGATGTCAACTTCGGAGAAGGAAGGTCCTTTTTTCTTTCTAGTCTTCCGTACCACGATGATTTTCTTGTCGGCTGAGGGGAGCTTTGTCTTATCAAAAGTAAGTTCACCGCCTTTTCCCCGGTTACGACAAGCTATACAATGGCTCCATTCTGCCGTGGTTAGCGGAGAAAAGAAGTCACCGATATCTTTGAATCGGTAACAACCAGGACAGTATTTTCGCTCTACCCCAGTTCGAGGAAGCAGAGCAGACAGATTTGAATTATTGCAATGATGGTCAGGACGATGTTCGTAAGACGCCAAGTCGATAGGTGCAAATATGTCAACAGCGATGCTGCGCATGACATCCCAAACGCTTTTAGCGACATGAAAAGGGCCACGCTGCCGTTGTCCATTTGAATCAGCCATCGGCCAACCGGATTCAGTTCATTGTTATACAGGTGTTCTTGCAGTGCAACCGACCAGTAAACGTCACGAGCGGCGACTCCAAAGATTATGAGGAAGCATATCAGGAAGTACACCTCATTCAGAACCGACCCCGTTTTTTTCTGTAAAAAACTCATCGGGGCTCTCCACATAGATTATCGGGATTTCTAGTTTCTGGGCAAGGTCAATCTCATATTGCATGCCCTCCGAGATAAGAGGTCCAACTACGTATAACTTCTTGCAAATGTGAGTAAGCATCGCTTGGCCACCGATAATTCCGGCCTCACGCTCATCGTCAATTCTGTCGTCATAAAATTGCGGGAAATAGAGGTGTGGAGCGATTGGTATCTCGCCAGTCTTCTTCCATAGTTTTCTGCAAAAGTCTCGTGCGAAAGCCTGATTCTCGGCCATCACCTCTTCTGAAACGTCGGGTATATCGGCTCGCAATGGCGAGGCAACGAATACAATCTCTGCTTTTGCCATAAACTGCTCCTTTTTCTCTGTTGTCCCCTATTCCTTGTATCGGAATCGGAGAGGTGGAAACTTTAATAGAAATGAGAGATTGGCGAATTAAGCATGTCGGGAATCCAGAGTTTGAAGGTTGCAGAGGTCCTAAAACCGAGAGATATCTCTCTAAAGGAGTTCTACGCCAAGCGAAATAGGGTGCTGGTGATTAGAGATACTGGTGGTTTGGGCGACATTCTCATGCTCCGGATGATGTTTGAGGACTTCAAACGGATCATGCCTGACGCTTATATCGTGTTAGCTTGTCCGCTTCAGTACCACGATGCCGTGAGAGATCACCCTTACATTGATGAGGTGATTGACGCCAGATATGTGGAATTGTCCGAGTTTATGCTTAGTTACAACGTGAGCACGGCGTGCGGGAAGCATGAGAGGCGTGTAGCACCATTAGCAGATAAGCATAGGAGCGACATCTGGGCTCATCGGTGTGGAATAGACCTGGAATACCATGATATGCATTTGAGCGTCCCAGAGGGCGTCACGGGAGCTTGTAGGGCCTATCTTGAGACGTTGGGGGGCGGACCTATTGTTCTACTGTCGCCCGTATCGGCGATTCCTAGCAAAGACCTGGATGAAAAGCAGTCGAATGAGATCATTGCCGGGTTGCGGAAGATAGGATGTTCGGTGGCATGTTTACATAAGTCTGAGTTGAAAGGTGTGGATGCTCCCACAATTTCTGCGGAGAGTGTTATTGACTTCCTCGGATTTATTAACGCAGCAGACTATATAGTGACGGTTGACACCGCCACATTTCATGCGGCAGGCGGTCTCAAGAAGCCGATGGTAGCGATTTTCTCGTGGGCTGACGGCAAGGTTTACGGTCGCTGGTTTGAGAAGTTCATTCTCATACAACGGCACCGTGACGATGGAGATTGGGACTGTGGACCGTGTTACTTGTGGCACAAGTGTCCTAGGAAGATTGACGGCCCTAGAAAGCCGTGCATTACGGAAATAACCCCTCAAGAAGTTATTGAGGCGGTAGAAAGAATGATGAGAATTTGGCCGTGTGAGGGTACTCATGTCGGGTAGAAGTGGAACAGAGAAGACAGTAACCCATGTTGTTCAAACTGGGGGCGAAATCACTGTCAATCTGATACTGACGATTAAGTTGGATGGCGAGGGCCTATCAGTTTCAACAGAGGCTGGCCCCGCCCATAGTAAGAAACTCATGAAAGAGTACTTAACTAAGGATGACGATGACGATGTTGATCTCATCGTTCCCGACATTAACCCTGACGGGATAATACAGTTTGGAAAGAAAGTGGAGGACTGATGCCATTAGGTTTTGATTGCGGAACATACAACTTGTTTTGCGCTAAGAAGGGCAAAGATGATAAGCCTGAAATCGTGGGTGAAGTGAATGCATTTTTCGAGATACCTCTGGAAGATCGCTTTACATTCAACATGATGAAGAGGGCGAAAGTCGCTTTGATTGAGCGTGATAGGGTTGCTTATGCCGTGGGAAAGAATGCTGTGAGCATTGCCCAAACAATGGGTAACAAAGAGTTACGACGACCCATGAAAGAGGGTTGTGTAAATGCCAGAGAAAAGAAAGGTTACGATATCCTCGCTACGATGATCCACAGCCTTATCGGTGAGATCGAGCGTGACGAGGAGGTGCTCTGTTACAGCGTTCCGGCAAACGCTCTGAACGAAGAGACAGACATCGATTACCACCGAGAGGTTCTCAGGCAGATATTCGAGAAGTACGAATACAACAACAAGAAAGTCGTCCCATATCCAATCAATGAGGGTCTCGCACTTGTCTATGCGGAACTCGAACACAAGGACCTCACCGGAATTGGGATTAGCTTTGGTGCCGGGATGGTCAATCTCTGCTTCGCTAATCACGCAGTCCCAGTCTTTCAGTTCTCCCTGGTAAACAGCGGTGACTGGATTGATCGCCAAGCGGCAAAAGCTGCTGCTGTTTCGGAGACACGGATTAACAAGGAGAAGATGAAGATCGACCTCCTTGCCCAACCCAAGAACGAGATCGAGCGAGCAATCATCACACAATACCAGATCATGATCCGCAAGACCATGAAAGGTATCAAGCAGGGTTTGGAAAAGACCTCTGATAAGATTCCTACTGATGATCCTATCGACATAATCCTTGCAGGCGGTTGCGCATCGCCACCCGGTTTCGACAAGCTTGTTCGGAAGACGGTCAAAGAGATTGGCTTTCCGTGTGAGATTGGCGATATCAAACGGCCAAGTGATCATCTCTACGCCGTAGTGAGAGGCTGCTTAGTGGCAGCCGAAGCGGCTGAGGGCCCGGAAGCCCCATAAGGAGATAGAGATGAACTCTAACATGATTAACGGATTGAATCGAATTGCAAAGATGTACAAGGACCAAATCGCTACGACTCCCCTCGTGGCCCACATGAAGAATCGTATGCGACGGTACCTGATGCGGACGCATGGCGTACCAAATATTGAACCTCGGTTGGATATCAGCGTCAGCAAGACCCGCAAGATTAAGGACGTGCAGGTAAGTTTGCCAGTACAAAAACCAATGAAGGACCCACTGCTTTCGAGAATCATGCACGATTTGGAAGACGATGGTGGAAAGCTTCACGTAAGGCCCGTCCGAGAGGGCATTATGACTTACGAGCGGGAGCGGAAGAGCAAGCTACACCACTTTGCTGACAGTCAGTACAAGAGGTACGGGACGGCTGGCTTGAAGAGTGTTGGGCCACCACCACCTAAGCCCGAAAAGCAAAAACCCAAGAAAAAGCTATGGAAAAGGTGGCGGTCTTGGTTCAAGAAACTCTTTCAAGAGAAGGAGAAAACGCCAGAACAACTCAGAGAAGAGGAAAGGCAGCGATGGAGGAAGTCGGTAGCCAAGTGGGTTACACCAGATTCCCAAGTCCTGTGCGGCTTTATGACCAGTGATGAACTGGCAAAGCAGCTAGAAGAAGAAAAGAAGAAACCAAAGAAATGGTGGCAGCGATGCCATCTTCGGAGTAAATGAATGAAGTTTTCTGTTATCACACCGACTCACGAGCCTTGGAAATTAGCTAAGGCTCGTGAGAGTATGTTGGCTCAAACCTATTTGGATTGGGAATGGGTTGTATTGGTAAATGGTAAAGGTAAGTCTGAGAATGTTGAAGGTACCGGAAAGATCAAGGTGCATGTCCTTGACAAAGACACAGACTCTATTGGCGAACTTAAGAAGGTCGCCTGTGGTTACGCTACGGGTGATGTCCTGGTTGAACTTGATCATGATGATTGGCTCCAATCGAACTGCCTAGAAGCGTTATCGCAAGCCTTTGAAGACCCAAGTGTAGACTTCGCTTATTCAGATTGGTTTGAATGGAGGGATGGCAAGACAGTTCGACCTTTCTCCGAGAAATTCGGATGGAAGTACAACATGCAGGGCGGTCAAGTTGTGACTCGTGCATTTGATCCTGACCCCTTAGCTTTCTCCTACATCTGGTTTGCGCCAAATCATGTTCGTGCGTGGCGTAAGAGTTTCTATGACAGGATCGGCGGTCATAATTCCAATTATGACGTAGCGGATGACCACGAACTTCTTTGTCGCACATACATTCATGGGAAGTGCGTGCGGGTACCAGTTCCGCTATACAACTACAATGTAGGTGATAACACTTGCTACGGTGATAAGAATAAGAAGATTCAGCACGTTACCCGTGAATTACACGATCAGTATATCGAACCCATGGTGGCTAAGTGGTGTGACGATGAAGGTCTTAAGAAGGTGGACTTGTGTTGTGGCGAGAGTGCCCCACCGGGATATATCGGTGTAGACAAATATTGTGCCGGGGCGACAATCAAGGCCGATCTCGATTACGCTTGGCCATTCGAGAACAATAGTGTGGGCGTCTTCCGTGCGAAAGATGCTGTTGAGCATCTCAAGAACCCAATCCATACGATGAAGGAGGCGTGGCGATGCCTCGCACCCAATGGTTGGTTCTTGATTGATGTGCCTAGTACAGATGGTCGTGGTGCTTTTCAGGACCCGACGCATTGTTGTCATGATGAGCAAACAGAAGTCTTTACAACTAAAGGTTTTGTTCGCTTTCAAGACCTAGATGGCACGGAATTATTCCATGTGCTCGACCCGGAAACTGATCGGGTGGTTGAGCTTCCCGCCGAACATGTACACTCTTACGACTATGATGGCGATATGATTCACTACAAAGGGCGTCATATTGATGCCTTGGTAACCCCTAATCACGGGATGATCGTTGGAAGTTCGGATGAAACAACACGATTCCGGAGAATGGATGCTTCAGAAACGTTGACGTATGCCAGTCCTTTGCGGATTCCATCAAATGCTCAATTTGATGGCGATTATCCCGAGTACTTTGAAATACCAGGGTCCCGGCTCACTTTGCATTCTAATCCGCAGGGCGGTTTTGCAAATGACACCGTGAGGTTACCTATAGGGTCATTTGTAGACTTCTTAGGGTGGTACATTTCGGAAGGTTGCGTTTCTATCAATAGTAGTATCGAAGAAGGTGGCCGATATAACTTCTATCGCATTCAAGTCCATCAATCTGAAAAGGCTAACAAGGAGAAGTTTGATCTTATTGGGCGGACATTGAGGGAGATGGGATATAAACCATGCCGCACAGAGAATGGGTGGTATTTCAACGACAAGTTCCTGGCCTTGTGGTTATCCAAATTGGGTAAGTCATGGGAGAAGTATATCCCTGTTTCAATCAAACAGCTTCATCCTAGTTTATTGGAACGGCTTTTGACCACGTTGATATTAGGTGATGGCACTAAGAATGGTGCAAAGTCATCTACATACGCAACTACATCCTCCCAGTTGGCAAAAGATGTGCAGGAGGTGGCAGTTAAGTGCGGTTATCGTGCCACAGTTGGTAAAGAAGATAGAATGGGGAAGTCCGTATCTTGTAATCCCGATTATCGGGCTAAGCATGACATATACTTAGTCTGCGTGTCGAAATCAAAAGAAAGTTACTTGCCTCGTAAGAAAGAGGTGGTGGATTACAAAGGTAAAGTATATTGTATCACAGTGCCAGAACACCATGTGGTAATGACCCGACGTAATGGGCGGGTCTTGTGGAGCGGAAATTCGTTCTGGAACAGTAACAGCTTCTGGTACTATACCAATAGGAACTACGCCCGATTCATTGGAACGCCGGTTAAGTTCCAATGTAACAGACTTGTGAACCACTTCCCTGGTGACTATTTTCGGGACATGCAGATTCCGTATGTCAGGGCGCACTTGGTGAAACTAGCTGATGATAACTACATACCGCCTAGAGGTAGAGATATATGAACTTCAATGAAAAGTTGTTAGCAGAAGCTAAGGAGCTAGAGAAACTGTGGGAGACACGTTCTACTATGGATTATGAGTTCTACAAAGTCTACCAAAAAGCGATATCGTTGGAGAGTGAGCGATTGGCCAACGAGAAGAAGAAACGATCCAAGAAGGAGAAAACTGAATGAGTGAAAATACAGTACGAAAAAGCATTGAAGACCTTGGGGTAGCAGCCTATCTGCGAATGCATGGCTTTACAGTCGTTGGACGTAAAGGTAAGATATTCTATTTCGACGTACTCGACAAAGACGAAGAAGCTTTCAACGAAGCTGTCTTTGAGTACCCGAACAGCCCATACCATGAATTTGATTCCCACATTATGGCGCTCAAGAAACTGCCGCACTACATAAAGTCGGCGTGAAGGTGTGTAGGGTAGTGCAGGCAGATCAAAGTGCCACCACCCGCCGCACTGCGGCGGGTGGTGGCTGGCGGGGCTACACTACTCGCTGAAGCTTCTTGATCTTATCTGACGATAACTTGAATGCTCGAATCAAGTGTATAATTGCATCGCCTTTAGCGCTGCTGGTCGTATAGAAGACCCACGATGACCCAGCGGTCGTTTCGACTTTCCATTTATAGGGCGGGTGAAACGCTTTCTTACCTTGCGCTCGTGCATAGTCGACCGAGATACAATGCATTGGTGGCAGGCGGTGCCCCCAGTTGATTTCAATAAATCCAGAGCTATGCCAAATGCGCCCACTCATTGCACAATCACTTGTGAACGAGAGCGATTCGAGCGGGTCTTTGGGGTCATCTATGAACTGGCCAAGCATCACAAGTGGGTGGCCACGCCTTGCGATTATACCAGCAAGCGTACCTCGTTTAATCCGGTGGCTCGTTTGGTACATGGTATACCGGTGGCCGCTGTTTCCGTGTGGAGGTCCTGGGTATAGTATCTGGGTGATAGTGGGTAAATCTTCCGATGCCATTTGGTCTAACGAATTAGTATCCTCTTTGGGAAATTCTCCCGAAACGAACCCATCCATCCCATTCGACATATCGATCTTGTGGAACTGTTGGATATCTTCCATAGCTTCCCGTGTCCATTTAGCTTTCAGCTTCTTCTTCTTTGGCTTACTGCTCGATCCGAAGATGCCATAAGACCCTGGTATACCTTGCGGGGGTAGTGCTGCGAAATTTGGTAGTTCCAACTCTTCGGTTGTGGCAATCTCTTCAATACCAAGTACCGGAAACTCGTCGTTACCGTTCATTCCGCAGACATCACATGACCAGGAGTACGGGTCCTTGTAGACTTTCTGGCCTTCAAGGCAAAAGGTGCAAGTATCTCTATCCATGATATTTCACTATCGTGAGCGGTTATTTTGTGCGAGGAAACGGATCGTGTCATTACGGGCCTTTGCATAGACATCTTTCTCTTGTTGTTTTAGCTGCTCGCAGAATATCTCGTTTGCGTCGTCGAGAAGCTCCTCACATTCGGCCAGAGTTTCACGATTGTTGATCTCTAACTGATCCGCTGCCGTGGCGCTAATGGCCCAGTTGACTAAGAGTAATTCAAACAACTGGCGACCTTTGATGGTTAGGTAGTCGTAGTGAAGCACTTCATCTTCACGGACGACTTGTTCGATTCCGGCACGCATGCTACAAAGGGTTTCGTTTAGATCGTCACTCACCTTAAACGGGATGAGAGTGGTTTCGATGATGTTCTTGTCGTTCATTTCTTTTCTCTTTCTGTTGGGGCTGTCGACCACTTACTTTTCATGGCCGCAGCTTGTTCTTGTAGTTGATCTATTTGTACCGTTTTGGCTTCTGCTGACGCCGCCTGTAGCGCCTGTTTTTGTAGTACAGCAGATTTCGCTTGCTCCTGTAGTTTTTCATAGCGTGGATCACTCTCTGTGAGGACCTCTTCTTCGACGATGCCTATTACTGGGTGGAAGAACACTTGTTTTGTTCCACGTCGAATGTCGGTGCCGACAATAGCCTCGCCGTCAACTCCATCGATTTGCATCGTAAACCAAGTGCTAAGACTCTTGTCGTCCACCGGCATTGCCATTGGTCCGGTAAGGACGGTACAAACCTTTCCAACAAAGTATTGTAGCTCTTCAGTAAGCTCTTCTGATAACATGTGACTCCTAGATTTTCTTTGTCTTGTACATTCTCGTCGTGAACGTATCTTCGTTGCATGGAACCTCAAACCTTTCGATGTAACACTGGATGAGTCCCGGTTTGTGTTTGACGAGAAAGTTGTTCCAATCTTTGTATTCTTCGGGCGGGCGAATAATAGTAACCCTACGTCGCTTGTCTAACTTCTTGTACTCTGTATTGTTCAACTTCTGCCAGATTTCGTAGATGTCCTCACCCGCTTTGTCAGCATCGAAGGCCAAGGCGATTCGATAGGGTGCAAGCATTTCTGTTTGAGTGTCGGAGAGAATCTTTCCACCACAGGCAGCAGCGTTGAAACCGCATTGGATAAGGCTCATGGCGTCAAACTCGCCCTCGGTCAAGTAGACGGTCTCTCCTTGTAGTGGCCATTTACCCATCCATAGCACATCGGTCTTTCCGACACCGAACTCTTCTTTCTTCGGTCCCCAGTACCTGAGCTTATCCTTCCCAGAGAGTGATCTGGTGTTGAAGTAGATGAGCTTTCCTTCTTTATCATAGTAAGGAATAACGATACGATCCCTATATTTGCTCTTAAGTGCTATCATCAAACCCGTGGGCTTAATCTTCCGCTTTTTCAGATAGTTTTCAGCCCAGGTGCGTCGTTGGTTGTTGAGACTTAATGATTCGATTAGGTAGCTACCTTCAGGAAGGGTGACCGGAGGCTTCTCCTCCTGTTCCCTTTTTTCCTCCCCTTGGATAAATTCAGCGACCTTGGCATTGAAGCTCTGGAGATTCTCGTCACCGAGAATCTCCAGAGCGGTTTCCCAATCGCAACCTTCGATGAACATCACAAATTCAACGATGTTCCCGTGTCGCTCGCTTTTGAAGGTGTTGAAGCAGCCCTTATCTGTGTTGATGCCACATTTGCGATCTCTATCGGGTAGACCGTATTCATTCTCCCACCATGGATCATTCACCCAGACTTGGTATCCTTTTTCAGTGACCCCGTCAAAGTGCCTTTCGGCCCATTCGATGAATCTATCGTGATCTACTCGCATATTTCTAGTATCGGCAGAAATGACGCCAAACTTGAATACAATATAGTAATTCTGCGGAGGTACAATGCGATTTAGAGAATGGGTAAAACTGAATGAGAGTGTGGATGTGGGTGTTTCGATGACCCAAGACCAATGGAGAGAGTTACATGCTAGGCGGGTTCCTGAAGATTTACTGAGTCTAACGAATGAGTTGATGCGAGCAGTTCATCCAATAGTACCAATGGGATACGAACAAATCTCTCCAGATGGCGACGACCACTTCAACCTTGAGGGCATTGTCAATCTCTATATGAATAGACCCAATTCTGAAATCCCACCCGATATGATTCGACCGATCCTTACGAAGATTAAGGAATACGTGGAAAAGGTGGGTGGTACAATGGGTGAGCCGAGAGAAGAAAGTTATGCGGATGCTCTAACAAGAGATTTGCGAAAATGGCCCGAGTCGGACGAGGATATCAAGAGAGAGTACCTTGGGGCGAGCGGTGGTCAACTAGACAAAACCCGTGTCATTCGTATTCCTATTAAGCTCGATCCACAGGCAATCGAGAAAGCAGATATGCCGCCCGATGTCAACATGGGATTCCCAACGGCGAAAGCGCTATTTGAAGACTTGTTTGACTTACCTTCGGCTGGTCCTGACCCAGTGCAAGGTGTGGTTTCACAGTTGGCCGGTGAAGAGCCTCCTGAAGAGGAGGGGGAGTGGCGGGGTTACAACTTCAAAGCCTCGGACTACATTCGAGCTTATGATCGCATGGGAGGCGATATCTACAACTGGGCCACGATGTATACCAAAGAGCCTCAGGGTCCTGACCCCGAGAGTGAAGGCCCTCGGATTTACCAGGGCGGACTTGACGCAGGGCGTATCGTAAGAGCCGCAAAGGCAGTCTACGAGTTAGCTAAATGGGCTGTAGATCATGGCTTCGATGAGATGTTTGCCGGTTAAGCTTCGTCATCGGTCTTTGGAATGGCCAATTTGATTGCGGTTTGAGGCGTTTGGCCCATCGCTCCCACCATCATGTAATGCACCCGATATGCATCTCCCAAGTTCTCATAGACTGGGATATTTTTCTGGATACAATGTCGGTATGCAATATGCATCTGTTGTGCGCAAATCGTATAAGGCATTTCACCTACGGCAGTTCCGAGACCGGGGCAAAGGATAGATTCGATTTTTTGGAGTTCTTTGTCCTTGTTTTCGGCTCGCCAATTATGGAGGTTTACAGCGTAGAGGGCGGCTCTGAAAGCAAGGAAGGCATTTACAGTGTCAGAAACATCCATGGGAACCCGCATCGTGGGGGCGCAGATCAACCAAGGAATGTCCTCGCTGCCCGTTTCGATGACGTGGGCCGAGCCCACAAGAAGCTCGCCGCCGTAGATAGCGAGAATCTCTTTACGCAACCGCTCAGACATCTCCCAACCAAACTTCATGCTATAGACGTAATCGATTCCCCCATCCATGAAGCCAAAACTGTTGGCCGGGCTGACGATGGCGTCTACCTTGTGGTTGAAGCCTTCAAAGATATCTCCCAATGAGATATCAACATCATTACACTCTGAGAAGTGCTTCTTCCAGGCGCTGATCATTCCTGGGTTCCGGTCTCGTAGAAAAATCTTCATTTCACCCTCCTTAAAGCCTAAAGGAGTATTTTGCCTTAAGATATCAGGCCGATATGTCGATAACACTAATATGAATATTGATCATATGTCCGTATCCCGCCATCGGTTGTGGGAAGAGTGTAGACAAAAGTACAAATTTCGATATCACCTGAAGGTGCCACCACCACGACCAGACCCACCATACTTTCTGTATGGTAAGCTTGTACACAAAATCGCCGAAGAGTATGTCAAAGGTGAGGGCGAGAAAGACATCAATGAGATTCGCCGTCAATGTCTCGATGGTGTTATCCTATTGGAGGACTTGGCTGAGGGCGAAAAACCACCCAAACCGCCAATAGAGTTGCTTCCAAAGTCGTATACCAGCAAGCTCACGAAGCACTTGAGGTCTGTGTTGCTTCTTACAAAGAAGTTCGGCTTCGGCGGCATATGCGAATGGGGGTTTGAGTACGATCTCGACCCACCCAACAATCGATGCGTCTATGGTTTCATCGACCGGATTGTGGAGTCGAAAGGAAAGCATTGGATTATCGATTACAAGACTACCAAAAAGAGCCGTTGGTGTAAGACCCAGAAGGATGTAGACGAAGACCTTCAGTTGCAATGCTATACGATGGTGGTTCACGAGAAGTTGGGTGTAGATGTGAAGGACATCGTTGCTGGTCTCATGTACGTCGATTACAATCACTTCGTAGGCACGCCATTCACAGAAGAGGTTTTGGAACAAACTAAGAAACAACTTCTAGTGACCTATAAAGAAATCGAACTCGCCAATGCTGATAATGTTCATGCCTGGGTCGGTAGACAATGTGAGAGGTGTGAATACAACGAAATCTGTCCATTTTTGTGCAACAGATTCAGTAAATAGGGCATGAGATTTGCCCAATACTTCTATGCCGAAGCCAACTTACCGAATATCCATGGTCTGGCTTTATTCCAGGCAGACGGCCTGATCGGACTCTATCGTCCTGAGTCGGTACGGAATATGCTCTTGCGGCGAACCGAGTTTAGCGATGAGGGTGTCGTTGCGGCACTTCAGACTCGTTACAATGCAAGATATGACTGCCAAGAGACAGAGGGGGTGGCTGCGGAACACGGTTTCGGACCAATCATCTACCTTATCGGTATGCAGTTGTCGCCCAACGGCCTTTGCCCCAACCGTGTAAGAACTCAGATGAATCCCGAGGCTACCCGTGTGTGGAGGGAGTTCTATGATGGTAAAGGGTCTCACATGGCTGAGAAAGAGCCCTTGGTGAGTGTAGATGGTGAGTTGGCAACTCACCACGAAGATGCCTTCCTAAATATGAAATACTTCAGTAACCAACCAATCGACCTGTCACAAGCCCGTAGGTTAAATGAAGTCATTCTCAAAAATGACCCCTATGATGAAAAGAGGATTGGCCTTTGGGAAGTTATAGATGCCTATCTTAGCAATGCCCTGGTTGCTGCTGGTTATTGATAAATCGCTATATCTAACTCTCTTAGTCTAAAAGGAGTTAGTATGACACACCTTACTCAAACTGATGTGGAGCTACAGGCTGAGCGAGATGCGGTAGAGAAGCTATTCGCCGTGCGGAAGACAAAGGACACGCCCCGAACAAGACGGGAAGAAGCCTTACGTCGCATTGCCGCCTCTTTGTTCTTGTCTTACTTCGATGCGGAAGAACGATACGAAGTCCTCTTCGGACCTACGGTGGTATCTGACATTGTTGAAGAATATGTTGACAAGGCGGACAAGATTTACGAGTGCTGTGGTGATTTCGACACTTCGATGAAATGCCTTCAATTCCTACGCATCGCCGACCCTGAATGTTCCCGAAAGATCGTTGAGCGACTCTGAGGTAATGGGAGGTACCTTGGCGGCAAGTTGCCGGTGCGGCCATCCGGCTTTTGAAGCGGCAGCGTATTGATAATGCTCCATTGTTCCCCACCTTCCAAAAGCCACGCCACCTCATCAAACTGCGATAGGTATGCGTGGATACGAGATAATGGAATATAGAAACCATAGCCCGTTCCCGATACGTCAGATGTAGCCCAAACAACACCAATCAGGTAACCATCTGGGCTAAACAAACCGCCTCCGGATCGACCGGGTCGGGGGCTATTGTCTTTTGAGATCAAGTTGCCCTCATCCTCCTCGACCATGGACACGGTGTATGCTGCTGGGGGTGTGTCCCCGTCACAACCGGTGGATTCGAGGTCCTCTCCCCAGATAATTGGGTAATCGAGTGGTGCGATGGGGAAGTAGCTCTGGATCGGCCAGTCGGGTTTGAACATCAATAGCGACAAGTCGGTAGTTTGGTCATAACAGAGAACTTTTGCATCAAACTGTTGTGGAGTGTCCAGTTTATAGTCATTCTTGTAGAAGACGTTGATCTTGGCATAGTCGGAAGTTCGCTGGTTGGGTTTCTTCGTACCTTTGAAAAGATGTCCGCACGATATGATGTATGCTTCGTTGGTTGCTTCGTCATAGTAGCAAATGGTCCCAGAGCCAATTCCTTGTTTGACATGAATCTTGACAGAGCATTGTAAGTAAGTTTCAAACCGTGTGGACCGCTTAGCGATTGGTTCACGCCCGTTCAGTTCTGGGAGGTTGACTTTTATGACCGGCATGCCAAGTTTAGGACCCAGTTCAATGATTGTTGGGGGCATTATCGGCGACTTTTTGAGGTCCAGAGTAAGGGCGAAGCTAAGTGCAAAAATAGCAAAGAGGGTGATAGCGAAGCGTAAACGCCCAAAATCATTCATGCCGAATCTCCGAATTGACGATCTAATGTATATAGGAGATGTTTGAATGGCTTCCAAATCGATTTGTCTTGTGATTTCGCACTACATTTTCCTCGATAGAGGTGAGCGGTATGCTTTGTACAATTCTGACGGCACTTTGATCACGACAACCGGTTGGTATGTTCCCGTTTGGAGCAGCGGATTGCCCAAGAAAAATCGCCGAAATTCCACTACTGATGAGCCTGCTAGTGAGATCATCTGTCGTTATAGAGTGACCAACAAGAAGAGAAGCGCAGTTATCGAGCCCGAAGAGGTTGGCTTTTACTTAAGCTTGATAAGTAAGAATGTTCGTGGCAAGTTGCTTGATCCGAAAGACCTTGGCGCAGCTTCCGTGAATTTCGTATACAAGGGTAAGTGGGAGATCGAAGAAACTATCTACCCTGTCTTGAACTTCGTCAACATCAGTGATTCGGAAGTCTTACTCAAGACGTTGGTTTAGGAACAACCAGCTAATGATAGGTTGATTCTGATGGTGATGGAATCACCAGGATTCACGGTGCGTATGCTACTGAGGGCAGCGCTAGCAATTAGGTAACCACCATTGTCATCCCGTGTTGTTAAGAAAGCGTTCCGTACCGGGCCCCAGGAACCGATGGTTGCGACGAAAGTGACGATAGCACTTGTGGCCTCTACTACCCCAGACTCAGCACCAATTACGAATCCTGCGGACGAACTAATGGCCACACGTTCATAACCATTACTAGTGGGCTCACCTGTAATGCTAGCCATAGTGTCAGTAGCTGAAAGCGTGGTGCGATTATCGAGGGCAAGGTAGTAGTAATCCGGTATTGAGGTGCCGAAGTCGGTATCGAAACTGTTCGCTAAAACGAACTCCTGACCTTCGTTGTGCCATGTGTTGGGGATATTGTGTTCTTCCCAGATGCATTTGCCGTCACGATAGTGCTTGACTTCCAAAAGGGTCAAAAGCTGTGGTTTCTTGTTCATCCGATTCTCTCATGTTTGGGATCACTGCCATATATAGAGTAAGATCATGCGATTCAAAGACTGGCTATTACAAAACGAAGGCTTGAGAGAACCGACCCCTTCCGTGGGCCGAGTAGCTGCTTTACATCGTGATGACGCCAAGCGTGGTCGACCGCAAGCTCTTCCTGTAGTTGAACTACCATCTCGTGGTATGAAGAAACGTATGAAGAAACGTTAGGGAAGTCTTGAACCTCTAGTTCCCGTAACCGGCACTCCCGGTGGTTGCGCCGGAACTCCCGGTCCTCCCGGTACCCCTGGTGGTGCCGGTGTTACCGGTGGTGGTGGTGGTGGTGTTACCGGTGGTGGCGATACAGGGGGTGGTGTCGGTGGTCTAGGTTGCCCTTGGGCGTATTCCATAGAGAGCGCCCATAAGCGACTATCGGCATCATATCGGTCATATTTTGGCTTCCCTCCCTGTTTCTCGATTTGTTGGTAGGTACGGTCGGCAAATAATTTCAGCAGATCATAAGGGACGGTACCCGCAGGAACGGAAGATGCCACAGTGTTAATAACGTCGATCTCCTCACCTGCCTGAGCGACTTTCGCTGCCACATTTCTTTCATCCTTCTCCCACTTTTCGTCGTAAGCGGAAAAGCTACCGTTGTTGACAGAGGCTGCGGTGTGTAGTCGTTGTTTGGGATCGTTAATATAGGGTCTATACCACAAATCTGGTCTTGCGAGGAAAGTTGGGCTTACCATTTGCGTAAAGACAGTCAAATGGTCTGGCCATGCTTGCGACTTAGTTTGATCGTCAATGGCTGTATCCCTATGAACCGTTGTAAGCATATCGGTAAATGATTCTGCCCCGAGTTCGCCACCTTTAGTGATAAGCTCTGCTGTTTGTTTAGCTGCTTCAGCCATCGCTGCTTCGGTGGTTGCGCTTGCAGATGGCGCTTTTCGCTTGAAGGTATCGAAAAGGGCTTGAGCAAGTTCCTTTGATTTTCTATCTTGAACATCTCGGGCGACATAGTCGCCAAAGTCTTCATACTGGTATCCTAGGGCTGCTAGACGTTGGGCTTCTTCCCCTTGTCGCAAGGTAGTTTTCGGGTCGCCCCCCTTACCAATCATGGATAGCCCAGTTTGGGCTATTTTTTGCGGTACCGTTTGTCGTTGTGCTGCCCATTGGCCGAAAGACGATGGTGCTTTTGCTTTTGGTGGCCCACCGGGTGGGCCCGGTGGGGGGCTAAGAACAGTCGGATCGGCCTCTTGTAAGAGATATTCGTCGTACCACTCATCAAATCGTCTCATAATCTTACTCTCTTAACTTGTGGTTACCACTATCTAGTAGCAGTAGGATAAGAAATGAAGAAAGCGTTGGTTTGTATGATGATGATGCTTCCTCTAGCCTTTGCCGGTTGTGAGATAATACCGATATTCGGCCCTGCGGTTAATGCTTACGTAGCTTGGAGGGCTGGGGAGGGACACGCCTATTTCGCCACGGATAGTAGAACCGCATACAAGGCTGTCAAGCGAACAGTGGCTAAGTTTGAGTATCCCGTTCACGCCGACGAGGATAAGGGTGACGGCGATTACTATGTTGAAGTCGGCGAAAATGACCGGTTTAAGATCAATGTGGTGAAGATCGAGCCCTTCATTTCAAAAGTCAGTATACGAGTCAACTTCATGGGAGATAAACCATACGCCGATCTGATCTTCACTGAGTTACAAGACCAACTGGACATTATTGACTATCGGGAAATGCCGGATCGCTTAAATCGCTATAGAAGCGATTGAACGTGTTCGACATAAGCCGCTTTTGGTTGAAGCCCAATCACGCTATCTACTACTTTGCCATCTTGGAAGATGATCACGGTTGGTATGGCGGAAACCTTCCACTCTTGGGCTAGTTCGATTTGTTTCTGGATGTCGACTTTACCGATCTTGACGTTATCGCCTAATTCGGCATCGATCTCCTCCATAGTGGGAGCCAGTTGACGGCACGGGCCACACCATTGGGCCCAGAAATCCACCAGAACGGGCTTATCGGAGTCCAGTACTTCTTCTTTGAAATTTGCTTTGGTCAATTCCAACATCTTGATTTCTCCATAAGAGTCCTTTTTACCTTTATCGGCTTTTCGGACCCTTTAGATGAAGAAATTCCTGACTAATTTTCCATCGACAACTGAAAATTGCGGGCCTGCCACATCCGGCACGACCGATGATTCGCCCACCATATTCTTATCGTGCAAGAAATTGATGCAGTCACGAGCCGAATTGATTGCAATGCGTGGCGAAGTAGCGACACTATTCACCATGTTGCCTTCGGCATCGAACTCCATGTATGTGCTATTTGGCACTTCAATTTCGCACTCGTAGAGTGGGTTATCACCTTGCGCTCGTACACCAAAGTGATCAGCCAGTTTTACAGTTTTGACCGACTGTTTGGTGATAGTGGTGAACTCGTTGTATTCATCTACGTTATCGCCTTCTTTAATCTCGACTTCGTTGAGCTTCACGGCAGCTTGTGCTTTGATACTTCGCCGACTCAGAATTTTTCTGGAGTTGAAAACCTGTCGTAAGATATGGCCGAATTTTCCACCGAGACCTTTGTCGACACCCAGCATGGTTCTGGCCACTGCGTCGTAGAAACGAGGTGTAGCTGGTGCAGCTTGCGCAGACCTAGCAATCAATTTGGCACATACATGTCGAGTTCGACGTAGGGCCTCCATAGAATCGTGGCCATCGTTAACTTCGTAGCGAAAGACCTTCGTCATGATTTCATAGAAAGCTCCTAAGAAAACCCGGCCAAAGCTATGGCACTCACGAGCTAACTTGTCGTCGGGAGCGTCCTTAGGAAGCTTTTCTGGAGCTTTGTAGACGAATTTGTTGTTGGCATCTCGCAGCCGCCCTGGCTTGTAGCCATATCCCTCAAGGGCGACGTGGTAGATTCCGGTGCCCATCTCTTCACCAAGCATCGCTACTATGTTTGGCTTTGTCAAATCGCCTTGGGTTTGATTCAGTACATGCTTTAGCACTTTGTCATGCTTCATAACTGTAAGAAGGGCAACGATGTCTGACCACGCTTCGTGGAACGCCCATATCTCTAACGCTTGCATATTCCAGAATCTCGGGCGAATAGCATCGAGTAAAGCGTGCCCAGCTTCGTGGGCAACGATGTCTACCGATTCGCCGCTGTAAACCATCTTCTTCTTTACCGGATCAAGATCATGGAAGAAGCACAGGTGGTGCCTATCATAGTAAGCGTTGAAGTCACGACCGGCATTCGGAATCAGTTTTAGTTGGCGTGTCCCCGGCCAACGTCGAGGGGCTTTTTTGAAAGCCGGTTGCATAGTATGCAATGTATCGACAAAGGCATGGTGTATCTGCGCAGCACGCCACTCGGGCGTCCACATTTGGATTCGGTTACCCACATAGCCACGTACACTAAAAGGTGGGTAGACCGTTGGAAGACGATTAGACTTACGGTCCAATACCAAGTTGGGCGTAGCAGGATCATTCAGCAGATATCGCATGACTTGTTGCTTTTTCGTGCGTTTCACTTTCACATCTCTCGTTGATGTTACTTTCTTAGTGGGGTCACTGATGTAGGTCCCCCACAGCTTGAAAAGGTTCATAAAGCCCATTACCACCTCCTAAGGATATATACCCCTGCTATGTGTACAAATATAAGACAACTGCGGTTAGAGGCGTACAGAATGTGGGGACTCGCAGGGAGTAAAGTGATTTACAACTTCCCCAAACGAATCGGTCATCGGGGTAATGAGTTCTTCTTCAAATTTGATTACTCTGAATCGAATGCCTCTTGGCCACGGATTTATGCTTTGGCGACAGGACCTAAGGAACCCGCTGTTCGCATCATCGCTCCTATCATTATTCTTCGTCGCTACAACCGTTTTCAACTCGCCGCCAGAGCGTGGTATGACATGCCGGTGCGAACGCATGAACAGATATTGGAGATCGTGGATAACAGCAATGTTCAACGTAAGTTACCGTTCTGGAAAAGGGTAGCGAACACCTTATTGCCAACACGCTGGCAGTATAATGATATGGTCCCCATCAGGGATTACATCTTTGGCATCATTCTTCACAACGGCGACAGTATCGTGCGTGTCCTTTAGGAGGTCGGATGCAAGAGAATATCCAGAAGATCGTTGAGGAGCGGCAGGCTGAAGCTTCGAGAAAAAACCTCTCCCGTAAATTCAAACTTATCATTCAGGCACTCGGATTCGCTGTGCGATCAGAGGGTGGAAGCGGGTCAGCATTTGAAGGCGGTTACGCCCATAGCACTAGCCCACAACTTTCGGAGGGTTGGGAGTGGGATTTGAGTGACGATACAGTGGAAGGTCTGCCTGTTGCGGATTTGGATGCGGGAACGGGGACTGGAATAAGGTATTTTGACGCCCTGAGCAGTGGGCTCAACCTTCAGATTTTTTACCGAGAAAATGAGGAGTTGATCAAAGTGACGTTTGATGGTATCCTAGTATATCGGGAAATAAGAGGACAGGTGACCTGTTATCTACCCTCAGAACAATGGGAACCACATATCGAATCATTCTATCGCCTCGCCCAGAAGCGCAACCGGGAACAGGAGAAGGAAAAAAAGTCGGAAGAAGACAAGGAAGGTCAGGGCCGTATGAAGCGGTTGTTTGAATATCTCCGCAAAAACTGGGGCGTGTGATTTATCAATGAAACTGGAGGTGTCTCATGGCAGCCATTATGACGTGCCCAGAGTGCAAATCCAAGCTCAAAGAGGCAGGCGACGAAATGAAAGCATGCCAAGGCGAATATTGCGTCTATGTCAATCTTTGGAACTCCAAGCACGAAGCTGGAGAACGCCGGGTAATCGAGTGTTTGGTGTGCGGATTCATAGCTCTTGTCAGTAAGTGGCCGCTTATATGAATGGAGATTCTGATGAATAGTCAGGAACGAGCAGCGTTCTACAAGGAATTGTCCGAACATGGTGTTCTGGTTTATCCGGCCCCCGCTGGCACCGAACATACCCATCATGTGAAGAAGGTCGCAACTGCTGCGGACGAGCGACTCTACCTTGATGGGGAGGCGACCACCCTTGGCTTCGAGAGTGAAGAGGCTGCTTTGAACTTCATCGAAGCGTATATCGGTTGGTCGTATGCCGACGAGGAAGAGGTGGTCGAAGAGTCTTCAGCGCCGTTACATCGTTTTGAAGCAACGATCATGTTGGACTTCGGTTCGGGCCCACAGACGGATTCACTCGGTTATATCGAAAGCGCTTGTGAACATGAAGAATGGAGAGAAGAACTAGCAGCGGAAGCTGACAAATTGGCGAGGCGATATTTCTCAAAAGAACATCCCAATAAGGATTGGGACAAGGTTCGCAAGCAGGTATCATTCCAGCCATGTAGAGAGTGACAAAGCCTCGGTCCATATGGACCGAGGCTTTGAACCGGGCATGGAACGACCACGACGGCAGTGAAACGGCTGCATCGACAATGGTGATCGGGTTAGGTGATCACCATGTAAGTAAGGAGACCGGCTGCGATGGCGAAGACGGCCCACGAAATGGCGGTGATCAGCAACTCGCCCTTTGAGCCAGTTGAAACCTGGATTTCCTGCTCAGCAGGAGCCCCACCATAACGAGTTTGTGCCTTCTTCATGAACATGTGCTTCTTCGCAGGCTTCGATTTGCAGGTACGAGCACCTTGCATATCGTTGCGAAGGGCATGCAGTTCGGACTCGATACTCTCCAAAGTTGTAGGTTGGTGATCGAGATCAAGTTGGTCAGGTGAAAGAGTTCTGACGGTTGTATCGATTGATCCATCCTCACCGAACACTTCAACCTTTTCTTCGATGGGCACATCCGCAACTTTTCTTATGACTCGTTTGCTGAGTCTCATTGGCACGACTTCCTCGTAGGTTTCGTGCATACACTGCTTGGAGCCGTCATCGAGTACATCCTTGACGACTCGCTCTTTCACTCGCAGACCCTGTACTGGCTCAGTGAGGTCACAGTTTTGGTCATTGTGTTCATGGCAACATTTCATGTTAAACTCCATTAAGATGCTTTCGTTTCATTTTCGTTTCGTTGTCCTGACCTATCAAGATCAGAACGCTTTGGGACAGTAGGTCAGCCCACCGTCCCGGCGAAGCCGGGACGGTGGGCAATGTTCCTTACTGTCGTCAGACGTTGTCGCAATCAGCCCACGAGAAGCGTTCCAGATCGAGGATGTCGTCTCGGCTATACGACCGGATAACTTCATCCTCAGGATCACGGGTGTCGTTTCCCGCACGAAGCTCGTAACCCGTTAGGGTTGCTTGCTTGATTTCCGTCAAAAGGACGGTTCGACGCACTGGCTTAGTGTGCGAACCCTTGTAACGGAACTTCGCAACGGGCTTGTTGCGAATGACGGGGTAAACCGTTTCTGGTACTTGCATGTTCTTACCTCACTACTTACGTGGCGAACAGTGACTTGTACAACTCGGTAGCGTATCCTACGTCTACCAAGCGACTGTTTGAGAACCGAGAGTCCCCCGGTGGGACTCTAAACACGGTATTATTCCTGATCACATCAGGAACCTCAAAGAGTGGTTCCTTCACTCCTTCTGGCAGTTCAACTTCTGAGACCGAGAAGTATGTCACATTATCTCCTGTCTTCAAGAAGTCCATCTCCCAGATTTCCGTCCATAGATGACCATCATGGTCCTCATGATAGTCGTGTGTCTTGCTCTTTATCAGGTATCGGATTTTGAAGAGCTTTCCTTTAGCCTTTTTCCAAAAAACAGTGAAATCCTTTTCAGAGATCAAAGTCGATACCTCTATTCGTCCACGGTTACTATCCGTTTTAACCTGCAAGAAGTGGCGAATAATTCCTTCCCTGTTGAGTACCTTGCGAACCCTGACGGTCAGGTCAGTCCCCGCCTCGACATATCCTTGGTCGATTTTTAGGCACTCGTATGAAGCTTCCATTGCCTCATATTGAATACTATCGGCATTTTTGAGCACAAACTTTAGCTCATTTTCTATCGGCATTTTCACGATCTCCCAATCAGCCGGTGCAAATGCACAATTCGAGAGATCAAGCAGTCAGATAAGGCGTGAAACCTCATGTGGTAGGGTGTTGCTATCACCTCTCCAATTTTGATCTGAAGAGCCTGTTCTTTGGTCGAGGCGTGTTCCACGATTTGTCGTAGGTCGGTAACGTCGGATCGCCATCCATTAACTTTGGTTGTGGGGAATCCGCCAACAAAGAGCAACAGGTCGCCTAGTTGTGCGATGTGCAGGGTGTTTGCTGCGGCAAAATTCCGGAAACCTTGTTGAAGCGATAGTCGTTCATGCCCCTCGACAACGATGGCTGCATGCGTGTAGAAATGCCAACCTCCGTACAAATCCGCAATGATGTCATTCAGTTTATCAACAAAATCTGGTGACATGAGAATCTCCGTATTAGGTGCTTTTCATTGTTATCGGCATCTAATACGGAGAACTTGAGTGAATTTCAGATTAAGCGGGTTGGCTTCCTTGTTGGGCCTGTCTTAGCTGCCGGGCCCACTTCCCGATTTGATCTGCGGCATCGGCATATTGGTCTGGTGTCCATCCTTTGGGCAGCAGTTTTGCTATGGTAGTTAAAGGTACGCTAGCTAGAGCCGATGATCCATATTGCCGAAGGAGTTGATCTCCAACCTGATTAACTGTTTGGGTCCAGGCATCTGCACCTTTTTCGGCGGTTGGTTCTTTTGGCAAATCGCTAAGTGGTGGGCCAAGATCGATCCAAGAAGAAGAATCGTCATCATCACCAAAAGGATCGAGATCGTGAGGTTTATCGGCCCATGGGCTAGGTTTGGGTAGTTCGCCGGGTCTCGCTAAACGAGGGTCGCCGAGTTGTTGTTGCGGAAACTCCCAAGTTGCTTTCATGGGTGGGCCACCTGTAGTAGGGTGTTTTGGTGCTGGTGTCGGACTACCGATTTCATAAGCCCTCTTCGCAAGTTGTGGATCACCAGAGACAAGGACTCTTCCCTTTTGTGGTGCGGGCATACCTGTTTGCCTTTCATGAGCGGTTCTGCCTGAGCGATACGCCGCTTCTGCTTCGGGCCCCTTACCGAGGATTTCTGCGCCCTTATATATACGTGGCCCTTTTCGCCCAACAGGCGTTACCGCCTCACGATATTGCACGTATTCCTTGAATGTTTTGAACATGTTCATTCTCCAGTTAAGCTATCTAGGGCAGCTTTTACTCTTTTAGCTTGTACATAAGTTAGGAGGACAAATGAACTTTACCGAGCCATGGCACGAGGAAGAGTGGATGAAGTGTGCTCGTAGTTTCGAGTATTTTGCTGCGAACTACATTGAAATTCGTAGTTTGAAACACGGGGCTGTTAAGTTTAAGCTATATGAGTTTCAGCAACGTGTGTTGCGAGAATTTGAGACTCATAGATTCAACATTTTGCGAAAGTTTCGACAAGGTGGTTTGACTACGCTCGCCACCCTTTGGAGTCTCTGGATGTGTATGTTCAGGACGAACAAGCAAATTCTAGTGATCTCGAAGACAGACATGGAAGCGATTAAGGCGGGTAAGATCGTTAAGCGAGCTTTGGATGTTATCCGTGAGGACTACCCATTCCTTTATCCGAGAATGGGTACAGAGAGTAAGCATGTTACAACGTTTCTGGATACCAAGAGTGAGGTGGAATTTGGAAGTTCAGCCCGTGCTCGTGGTCAGGCTCTTCATTATGTTATCATTGACGAAGCGGCGTTCATCCAAAACATGGAAGATGCGTGGGCCGGTATGTACCCAACGGTTGCAACCGGTGGAAACGTAATCGTAATTTCCACGGTTAATGGTGTTGGTAACTGGTACGAGCGTATGTATCGGGATGCCGAAGCGGCACGAAATGACTTCAACGTTGTCAACATTCAATATCAGGAACACCCTGATTATCGGGACGAAAAGTGGCAGCGTTCAATGAAAGCCAACCTAGGTCCTCGTAAATGGGCACAGGAGTTTGAAGGCAGTTTCCTTGATTCGGGCGACAGTTACTTAAAGGCCGACGTTCTGAGTTGGGCGGATCAAGAAACGAGGGACAAGAGAGTATTGAAAAGGCTCTTTTCCGAATGGGACAGCGATCAGCGGCTATTTGAGCTTCACCCCAGCGACGATCCGGACCTCCACACCTGGGAAAAGGGTGCTCTGTGGATTTGGCAGGAGCCGTTGGATGGGCACGAGTACGTAGTCGGTGTCGATGCCGCAGAGGGTGTCGGTGACGACGGAGACAATAGCGCCTTTCAAATTTTCGACATGACCACGATGGATCAGGTTGCCGAGTTCTGTAGCAATACGTGTCCGCCAAACGTCTTCGCCATGATCCTCAACCAGATTGGCCTCTATTACAACACCGCCCTGGTTGCTGTTGAGAATGCAGGTCCAGGTCTGGCGATTATTGACAAGTTGCAACACAGTCTATATTACGAGAACCTCTACTATCAGCGAACGAGAACGACGGAGAAGGCTGGGATTGTTTCAAACCGCACGACCCGCCCGGTTCTCTTAGAGACGATGCAAGACTATATGCAAAACCATGTGGTGAGAATTTGTAGTACCCGATTGGTGCGTGAACTCGAAACATTCATTTTCGACCGATCAAAGAAAAGGGCCGAGGCGAAAAAGGGTGAGCACGATGATCTCGTGATGGCTTTCGCAATCGCTCTGTACGCACGAGATAAGCACATGCGTGAAGTCCCAATGGGTTTGGAGGTTCCACCGAATCTAGCGGATGCACAAGGGTCGTTCCGCTACGAACAAATCAGGAAAGAGATTGAGGAAAGTAGTCCTGACGATATCTTCAGAAAAGAACTAACAGAGAAGGAGCCATGGGAACAGGACGAGGTTCTTCCCGGTATCGTGCTGCCAATCGACCGGCCCAATGACAGTCTCCTGAAGGAGTTTGGCTTTTGAAAAAGACGCACCTAAAAGCAGAATCACTCATTCGAGCAGCTATTAAGATATGTGGCCAGGATTATGCCTTGGCCGAGGTGAGTGCCTTGTTGAACAAGGCACTCACCTCGCTTGGGACCGTTGGTAAGAAACGGACTAAGCGTAACGAGTTCGTAGAGCGATTCCAAAAAGAAGCCAAACAGAAGAGCGAGAAGTGGCTAAAGCAAATCGCCGAAGACGCTAAGAAGGCTGCTGCTCTTCGGAAAGTTGAGGAGAATGTTCGGGAGCAAAAACCGCCTCAATCTTAGAGAAGTACTTGTTAAAGATTGAGTGGGATTGTTCACCTAGAGTCGTCATTTCGGGTATTTCCTTTTCGGCACCGCAGAATACGGATAGTGGTTTCTTCAGGTGCAAGAACTCGGTCAGTTTCTCTCCACATTCCGGGTTGATATCCTTCCACGTTATCAGCATGGCATTCGTCGTCTCTTTTGCCATTTGTGCAATTCGTTGTAACCGAAAGGCATAGTAGCTCAAGATAGTTTCAGGCTTATACTGCGTCTCTAAGATCGCTGATATTGTACTATTTGGTTCATCGAGAAAGTAGATGAACTTACACTGGTAATACAACGATGGACACCTAAAGGTATGATTTTGCAGAATAGTTGCAACGTAAATCCTAGCTGGCTTAACTTGTTCGCATGCCGCTCGTAGATAAAGCAGGTCGGGAGGTGTGGCATACACGAGTTGGTTCATTGTGACCGAGATTTCAGGATGTGTATTCATTGACCCGACAAGCGGATTGGTATCTGCGCCAAGGTGGGTGATAAGGAAAACGTAATCGTGATGCATGTTCATCTCCTAAGGTGACACAATAGTAGAGTACGACTTTGGTCATTAAATGATAGATACATATTACTAGATTATAGGCAAAGGATTTGGTGGAAAATGGCTGTACCGTTCTTTTCAGACATATACAAGTTGTTCTATTACGCCACGAAACCGGGCCCGATAGAAGCAAATCAAGAGGATGAGCATATTGAAGGTGTCGGTGTTACGTCGCCTGACGCACGGTGGGACATCCGAAGTAACATGTGGGGTGGCGCTCAGTCGCCGATGAGGATACAAACCAGTGATAGTAATGACTTTATTGACCTCAGTACGGTTACCAACAGAAAAAGTCGCTACAAGGAGTATGAGCGTCTGGAGAACATTCCGGAAATCCACACTGCGCTGAATACCTTTGCTGATGAAGCATGTCTATCTGGTAGCACAAAGATTGCTACACCCATGGGATTCTTCACAATTCAAGAGTTGGCTGAAGAGAAGGACCCCGAAGAACGTTTCCTGGTGTATTGTTGGGATTTCGAGAAGAACGACTTCACTTTGGGTTGGGCTTACAACCCTCGTTTCGTGAGGGAAGCGAAGACTGTAGAAGTTAAATTCGACAACGGGATGCGACATCTGGTTACTCCCGACCACCGATTCCTAATGATGGATGGGACATGGCGAGAAGCGGGTGACCTGAAACATGGTGATAAACTCAAACCATTTTACCGTATTCAGGCTGATGAGAATCAGAAGAAGTTGAAGACACTTCAGTTCCCAAGGATTTTCACCTACAACAAGGGTTGGGTTCACGAGCGGCAGTTCATCGACGAGTGGAAGCTAGACAAGGATATTGACGAATACAAGCGATTAAACAAGATCGGTCGATTCATCCAAAAGGGCTTAGGTGTAAGGCAGGTCGAAAAGGCTATTGGCCACTACCGCCAGATGATCATAGCCCATTTGGAGAGGCACGGGTTCACTTTTGGCGAAATTCAAACTCTGTGTAAACGATACCCTGAAGAGCGTACTGTTGTGGGTGTCTCGAAAAATAGGAGACGAAAGGTCTACGACCTATCTGTGGAGGACCATGCTAACTTTGCTACTGACGCAACGATTGTTCACAACTGCCAGACAGATGATGATGGTAGAGTTTTCAAGGTCAGGACAGAGAATCACGACGTGAAAGAAGAGATCGAGTTCTTGATGCACAGGCTTCTTGAGCTAGATGATAGATCGTGGGGCATCCAAAGAAGCCTCTGTAAGTTGGGCGATCACTTCTTCGAGCTTGTTATTGACCCGGAGGACCCGAAACGTGGCGTTATCAAAGTTCAGTCGCTCCCAGCAGATAGCATGTATCGCATTGAAACGATCAAGGGTCGCCTCTATGAGTTCCAGCAATCCCAAGAAGGTCCCGACTACAATGCATTAGCAAGAACGGAGATCACTAGAGCATCGCAAGCCGAGTTGATGCAGGCGACAGCTTTGAGATTCCATCCAGAACAAATCGTACATGCAAGGATCGGCGATGATCGTAAAACATTCTACCCATACGGCATCTCTGTAATCGAAGCCGCCCGTGGTCCAGCCCATCAGTTACGACTAATGGAGGACGCAATGTTGGTTTACAGACTGACTAGAGCCCCAGAACGACGTGTGTTCTACGTCGATGTCGGAACAATCGCACCACCCCGTGCCGAGGCGTTTGTTGACAGGGTTAAGGACCAGTTCCGGAAGAAGAAGGTCTACAGTCGTAAGCGAAGTGGTGGTCCCCAAGGCGCTTCAGCCGTAGAAGAACGATGGAACCCGATGGGCCCGGATGAGGATTACTTCATTCCAGTTCGACCAAATAGTCAAACTCGAATCGAGACCCTACCAGGAGCCGAAAATTTGGGGGAGATCGATGATGCTTTGTATTTCAGACAACGACTCTTCACGGCACTTCAGTTCCCAAAGAACTACCTCACCAACGAGGACCCGCAGGCGACTCGACTTACACTTTCCCAACAGGATGTTCGCTTCGCACGATTGGTAGAAAGGCTTCAAAAGCCATTGGCTAGGGCCTACCTTGAGATAGCGAAGAGGCACCTCATGCTTCGAGGCTTTCCGCCTGATACGTATGATGATCTTGAAATTCGATTGACCCCACCTTCTGATTGGCGACAAATCAATCGCAATGAAGTAACCGAAGTTCTTTATGGGCGTGCTGCGACCGTCCTCGGTTCACAACTCATGTCCAAATACGACGCTTTGGTCCAGATTTTGGGTTATGAAGAAGATGAGGCCCGTGAAATGGTCGCCAGAGTTAAAGCCCAGCAGGTGGACGACTTGCGATTGCAAGCCATGGGGCAGAATCCCGAAATGCTTGGTTTGACACCTATGGCACAGCAAGGAACGGAAATTGGTGCTGGTGCTGGTGGGCCATCGCCTATGTTAGGTCCGCCCGAAGGTGGGCCTGCTGGGGCATTACCTGGGCCTGAAGGAGCGCCAGGAGGTCCCGAGGGAGCACTTGGAGGTCCCGAGGGCGCACCGCCCGCAGGAGCAGGAGCCGAAGGTTCGCCAGCACCGGAGGCGACACCTGGATCGCCAGCAGGAGGACCGGCTGCTGCGCCAAGTCCAGAAACGACGGGTGCTGGAAGATTGCCTAAGCCTGAAGAGGAAGACATCAAGAAGTACGACCTGGAGATCGAAGATGCTGGTCAAGAGGTTGACGAGGAAGAAATTGATGTCGGCGAATCAGAGGGCGACGAGTAATAAGGTGTTATTCACCACCAAACATACCTTCGGCATTATCTGACTTCGGACGTGCAATCGTCTTGTTTAAGCTGGCGTCGTCTGACTCTTCTTCGTTAGGTTTGCCGTTACCGCTGAGATCACCCAGACCTTTGTTTCTTAAACTCAAGGCCCTATTAGCGATTGATACGATATCTTCTAAGGCGCTAATAAGGTCATTCGACTTGTCGGGTTTATCGGGATCGCTCTGCTCCATACCGGGTCCCATAGGTTCTGGGCCGACATCCTGTGCATCCCTGTCCTCTCTGTACTGCTTGAAACTTCTCAATTTCACTCCCCTTTTAGCCCTTTGGTGCATAAATAGAACAGTTGTTAGCCTCATACACTCAGCGTAACGCCAACTACTGGCTAAGGTATATACCCTCACCGTTTGAGAAAATGAGGTGAGCCGCTCTTGTAAATGGGCACACAACAAATCAAAACAATCACATAATTGGAGTGACAAATGAAAAGACAGCTTATTAGCTATGATCACTTTGCTGAGATCAAGAAGGGGTCTTTGTCCAACGCCGCACATGAGCTAATCGAAGCCGAACCCATTCTCCGTGATGTTCTGGAGACCGAAGCCGTCGAAATGTTTTGTTTCGACGAGGGCAACGTCTACTACCAGAAGGGAGATGGCAACTTCGTCCGTGCAAACTACGTGTTGAATGAGAGGGACATCCGCTTTGATAACATCGAAGAGATCGTTATTGACGAAAGGACCCACAATAAGGCACGTCGTGCCATTATTGCGGATATGCTGGAAGCGGTAGTTGACAAGAATGAGGAAAAAGCAGGCGAACTCTACAAGCAGTACTTGGAGATGACTACTCCCAAAATGAAGTACTCTAAGAGTGAGTGCAACGAAAAAAGTGTTATCGGCAAACGAAAGTCAAACGATAAGACCAACTTGGTGAAAGAGGCATTCGAGAGTCTAATCGAGAAGCCAAAGGGAAAGAATCTCAGACGATCCTTGGCGGCAAAGCGGGCCGCACCATTCAGCCGCAAAAAGGCCGTTGAGACTCGTAGAAGGCACAAGCCACAAGAGGAATTGGCTAAGAAAGACCCCCTTCGCCGAAGAGCCGCTGAGGAGATCAAGCGACGTAAGAAGGCTGGGATTGCAAAGCCGGGCGAGCGACTGAAGCCGGAACGAATCGAGGACTGGGCCGTCGTTGGCGCTAACGTTCTTGAGTACATCGACCACGTTATGTCAGGTCCATCTTTGGCTGAAGTAGCCATTGAGCGAGATGACTTGGATAACGTCATCGGTGCCCGTGTTCCGACAACAAGAGTCCGCAACGAAGGTAAGTTGCTTGCCCTCAAGTGGGACACTCTGAAGACGGACGTTAAGGTTCTGCGAGAGCAGGCTATGCGACTTTCCGTTGACGAATCCTTCCAGAGGCTCGTATCGAGCATCAAGAGATTGAACAACCTTGCTGACAACGATCAGCTTGAAGAAACACTAAACAGCCTTGTGAGTGCGTTCCCCAGTGTTCTGTACTTAACACAGGGTGAGTTGGCGAAGGTAGTTGCTGAATCCCTCGCTAACAACGGTGCTACTAACTACGACGATGAGGTTTGCACCTTTATCGCCGAAGGTATTCTGCGAGTAGCATTTGATTCATATCCCGAGCGAGTAAGCCGTTTGGCTTCGCTAGCAGGTGCCCCGCCAATTCATGAGGGAGAAGACCCGTACATCGTCTTCCAAGACACTATGGCTTATTTCTTCCCGCATGTTGACGAGCAAATCGCTATTGAAATGAGGGTGTTTGAGGACCTCTACGACACGTTTGCAGATGTCCGTGCTGAAGCCCTTGAGATCAATGATGACCTCGTCCGTAAGCAGGCATCAAACTACTTGGCACAGATCGAAGAGGTTCTGAACGGTTCTGTTCGCCCGAATCTCAGTCTTGCTGAGGAAGCTGGCCTATACTTGGCCGATTTGGTTGAAACGAATCTTGAGACCCGCCCATGGCAGGTTGCCAAGAAACCTTATCGTACAACCGTTGGAGAACATCCTGATATGGCCAAAAAGGCTGCGCATCAGTACGCTCCGTCTCGTGACTTAGCTGTAGATGCTTGGGGTAAGCTGCCCGTAAGCGATGGTAAGAACTACCTCGGTGGCGGCGAAGACGAAATGAGGAACCGATCTTGGGGTAACGAAGGTGGCAAGGAAACTTACCCAACTCTTGGCAATCCTTACGTTCTGAAGTCCGGTGATTGGACTATGAAGGGCGAAAAGGGAATTGACAAGACGACTGGTGATTCAACCGGTCAGTGGGGAAGTGGCGACACTTGGCCAAATTTGAGCAACCCATACGTGCCGCAATCCGTGAAGAAATACGTCAGCGATCCTAATAGGGTCGACGATGTAGAAAGCAGAGTTGGGCTGAGCCAAACCTCAGACCTGGATCAGAGAATTAGCACCCGATAGGAGGTTTGATGGACCAGCGTGATTTTCACGAAGCGGTCTCACAACTCATTGTACCGAATCAGGGAAGAGAGATGCTCTTCCTTGATTCGGTCGGTAGTGCGGAACTGTTCCTCGCAGAGGAAGCCACGTCAGGCCCAACTAAGTTTCGAGGCAAGTTCCAAGAGGCCAACAAGCAGAATAAGAACAAACGACTCTACAGTTACGACATCCTTGAGCAAAATAAAGTTCGTCTCATGGAGACGATCCAGTCCAGGGGTCTTGTAGGAGAGTTGGATCACCCTACCGACTCTATTATCCACTTCGACAAATGTAGCCATGTTATCACCGACCTTTGGTGGGATGGCGACGTTCTGATGGGCGAAGGCGAGATTCTTCCCACGCCTCACGGCATGATTCTCGATGCGCTTATCAAAGCAGGCGTCCGAGTGGGTATTAGTAGCAGGGGTGTTGGAAACGGACAGGTTAACAGCGAAGGCGTGTTAGTTATTGGCGAGAGCTACAAACTCATCACGTTTGACGCCGTTGCCGACCCATCCACCTTCGCTGCCTATCAGAAGGTGGTAACCGGTGATTCTCGACATGAGAACATCGCCGGGGAGCCTATTTTGACGGGCGCTTCCGCCGAAGGGTGTACTTCGACGGACAAAAATGAAGCTACAAGGATAAATAAGGTTAACAATCCCGATGCCTACGTAGCTTATTTGGGACACATTATTCGGCAACACGCCGAAGAGATCAAAAACCATAAGAGATTCTAAAGCGAGAGAGGATACTGATGGCAAATACTAAACAGAACACAATCCTAGAAGCCCTAGCGGGTCTAATACCCGAAGAGGCGAGGGACAAAGTAGCAGCCGTTGTAACTTCTCTTCTGGACGAAGCGGTCACCGATCTAAGGTCAGAGATGGAAGCCGAGTACAACGAAAAGTTGGAAGAAGGCTATAAGACCATCACCGCCGAGCGAGAGAAAGATTGGCAGACGGCTGAAGAAGGCTACCGCCAAGCGTATGACGTAATCGCTGATCTTAGGGCCCGCCTTGCACGCCAGGACGAGGAGTTCCAGCAGACACTCGAAGAGGAGTACGAAAGTGCTTATCAAATGATTCTAGCTGAACGGCAGAAGAATGAGAGTCTGCATGACATGCTGTATGAGGAGTTCGACAAGAAGCTTAAGACTATGAAAGAATACATGGTCGAGCAGCTTGACCAGTTCCTGGCACAGCAGGGAGACGAGTACTACGAGATGGCACGACGTGAGGTTCTTAACGACCCATGTCTGCTTGATCATCGCCTAGCATTCGAGCGAGTGCTCGATGTGGCCAAGGATTACCTGTCTGACGAGGACATCATGCTGAACACTAACACTCGTGTTGAGGACTTAGAGCGTCAACTCGAAAGTGTTCAAGTGACGAAGCGTCAGCTTGAAAGCAAGAATATGCGTCTTATGACTGAGAATAACAAGATGCACGATTATCTGAAAGAGACTAAAGAATTGATTGAGAAGAATGTTCTTAACGAACAGAACGAAAGACTTGAAAGAGCAAGCAATGTAGAGGGTCGTGGACAAACGGTATCCGAGCCGGAACGTGAAGTACTGCTTGGTGAAACTGTTGGTAGCACCGCAACTGACGGTCAAGAGCCCGTCAATGATGAAGAGAAGACCATTACCGAGCAATGGCAGGTATTGGCCGGTCTTAAGGAAAATGACTAAGGAGTAACATGAACTTTAATGCAAGATTGCTCAATGAAGCCAAAGAGCTTGAATCACTCTGGGCTGAGACAAAGTTGCTTGATGGTATCAAAGATCGTTTTACCCGTGCTACAACCGCCGTTCTGCTGGAAAACCAGCGTCTAATGAACGAGGTTGCCACTGACACAAGCGACATTGCACAATTCAAGCGAATTTCGATTCCGTTGGTAAGAAGGATTTATCCTCAGCTTATCGCAAATAAGATCGTTAGCGTACAACCGCTACTCGGTCCCGCAGGTTTGGTGTACTACCTGCGATTCCGTTATGCAAGTAACAAGGGTGCAACTCGTGGTGCAACTCAGCCTGGATTCCCCGGCGACGACGCACTTAGCTTGCAACAGCTTGCTTCCGGTGACGCAAACCTGGACATCTGGTTCACTCATCAGTTTGTTCAGAACGAGACCCAATCTAACGCTGGTGGTGGCACGAGCCTCACTTACACGTTGGAGAAGACTCCTGTTCTGGCTGGTACCATCACTGGTACGATCACTGACGGGGCAACGGACATCCAGACGTTTGTCGTTGACGAAAACGGAGCTTTCACATTCACCAGCATTGGTGCCCCAGCTACTCTCGTAACTGCCGGTGCTATTGATCTGGTAACGGGTGTGATGACCCTTACCTGGAACGCTGACCCAGGTAGCAACTCGATCACCGTTAACTACGAATACAACCTTGAGTGCCAACAGGACCTCCCAGAGGTGAACCTCGTAGTCGAGAACGAAGAGATCGTTGCGAAGACTCGTAAGTTGAAGGCAGCTTGGAGCTATGAGGCCCAGCAGGACCTCCGCTCGCAGCACAACCTTGATGCTGAAGCCGAACTGACCGCTGTATTGGCCCAAGAGGTCAATTTGGAGATCGACCGAGAGGTTCTTACTGACCTGCGACTGAACGCCGGTACAGTAGCCGCCTGGGACTTCAACACGGCGTTGGGCGACACAATCAAGGAGAAGTATGAGAGTCTCTACGTCAAGATCGTAGAGGTCTCCAATGTGGTGCATAGGAAGACCCTCCGTGGTGGGGCTAACTGGATTGTAACTTCTCCGGAAGTTGCCTCGATCTTCGAGACCGCCACCGCAGGTTTTGCCCCCCAACCGAGTGAGACGTTCACCTCCAGTATTGGTATCCAATACGTAGGCACCGTCGCTGCTCGTTGGCGTCTATACAAGGACCCCCTCTTCCCGACCAACCAGATTTTGCTCGGGTACAAGGGTGATTCTTACATGGATAGCGGCTACTTCTACTGCCCATACGTGCCCTTGACCCAGACCCCAGTGGTACTCGATCCGGAGAGCTTCTGCCCCCGGAAGGGTATACTCACTAGGTACGGCAAGAAACTCCTCCGTGAGGGGGCTAAGTTCTACGCACGTATGACGATTGCCAACTTTGTAATCTAACGTTACCCCCTAGTAGGGTTAGACAAAAAAACGCCCGGTTTATGCCGGGCGTTTTTCTTTGGCATAATGCCTCAGTTACCCAGGTTAACATCAAGATTCAATGTGAAGGGTGCCGATAACACATAAAGAGGGCATAAACTTACTTTCCCCCCGATGGGGTGTCAATGATAGGGTACAAATATTCAGTTGGCCATTACAGTTCACATTGTCGATTTGTTTGATCCCGCCAATTACAATCGTCGAGATTGGCCAGATAATGGCATTTTATTCTTCTCGGATGAGTGGCACGCTCGTCGTATGCAATGTAATAACCTCATCATTGCCGCCAGGGGGGAATCTCGAAGAAAGCTCCATGCCCGAAAGTGCCTCGTCAGAGTACTGGATCAGTCTAGTGCCAGAGAGTTTATCGATATAAACCACATTCAAGGTCCGAACCGTCTTGCTGTTGTTTACTTTGGGTTGCTCCATGACGACGAGTTAGTAGGTGTTGTTTCGTTAGGTCGCCATAGTAGGCAAATTTCAAAGAATCGAATTGTGTTAGATCGCCTATGCTTCGGCACTGATATCTGCGTGCGGGGTGGCGCTAGCAAGCTATTTAAGGCATGCGTTGAGTGGGCAAAAACCCATCACTATGATGAAATTATCAGTTTCAGTGATAATCGTTGGACCCAAGGTGGTGTCTATTCGGTGTTGGGCTTTACTTTGGAGAAGGAGTACAAACCAGATTATTCTTACGTGGATACGAATGATCCGCTGGTTAGACTGAGCAAGCAAAGTCAGAAGAAGTCCTCGGCCAAATGTCCTAAAGGGATGACAGAATATGACTGGGCGAAAGTGAGAGGTCTGGAAAGGGTGTGGGATCGTGGTAAAAAGAGGTGGGTCTATTGTTTACACCAGGAGATGTCGTGGCGGGAAGCATTATCCTACAGGTGCGCTAAGCAACATGCAACTGGCACCTTCAAACACTCACATATTCGTGGATATTTCTGGTCTGACATAAACCAATCAGAAGTCTATTACGGTTCTTCCTACGAATTGCGCTGCTTATACTTGTTGGAACGGACGGCGAAGTCATTCTGTAGGGCTGGTACTTTCAAAGATCGAGATGGAAAATGGCGGAATCCTGATATTCAAGCTACTTACCAAGATGGGTCTGTTGAAATTATCGAAGTGAAGCCTATGAAACGTTTGCGGGAACCGGAAGTGACCAAGCAGATCACCGAGACAAAGCACTACTCAAAAGAAAATGGTTTCAACTTCAAGGTTTGGACTGAACGAGATTCGTCCTTGGCTGGTGAGAAAGAGATCATCCAATGGGCTAAAAAGTACATCGCAGAAACAAATGGTGATGTACAATGGCTCGAAAAACAAAAAGAAAACAACAGGAAGCGTGCCAAACGCCACTATCAAAATCGTATTGCTGTCGATAAGGTAGAGGTAGTCTGTGAGTACTGTGGCACTACACACACACCATTACGCAAAACCTACGAAAAGAATGTTACCCGAAATGGTCGTTACATATGCGGTCGAGAGGGAGGGCATATCGCCGGTAAGAATCCAAGTCCAAACAAAGGCAACCCGCATGCCAAAGACGGTAAGAAAATGTGTGCCAGATGTAACCAAATCTTGGAGTTCGACCAATTTGGTAAAGATAAGTCGAGGGCAGATGGTTTGGCGTCCAGATGCAAAAAATGTCGCCGTAAAGAAGCTAATGAAAAGTACCAATCAAAAAAGTGAAATAACTACATCCCAACGTACATACTTCCGGCTCTCAAAGAGAACACGTTAATGGCCGGGAAGAAAACATTTCGACTGACCAAAAGGCTGCTTGCCGCTACCCATATTGATGAAGACCTTCGCTCTCTTCTCATCGCATCTGAAGACCGTCCGCCCGGTGCTGTGTTCTGTCATGTAGATGGCGTAATTGGACTCGAATACCGTGATAAAGATGGTAAGCCTCACCGAGAGGATGGCCCGGCAAGGTTTCTTATCGATGGAACCGAAACTTGGTTTAGACACGGCGTGATACATCGTGATGGCGATGAACCAGCTATCATCTACGAGGACGGCGAGAAGCATTGGTATAAGGATGGTAAGCTTCACCGTGAAGGCGCACCAGCCATCACTGATCCTCACGGAGCAGAATCGTGGTTTGTGAAGGGTGAGTTACATCGGCTCGATGGCCCAGCAATTATCTCCGCTGGTAGGCTTTCGGAACAATACTGGCGAAAGGGGTGCGTCGTAAACAAGTTCGTGATCGATAAGGAGATCAGGGAAAAGGAAAAGGATCAACTCATCGCCGATCTCAAAGAGCAACTGAAAAACCAAGAATGACCCTCTATTAGGCAAAGAAAGAGAGGAAAGCATGACTTCACCAACTAAAGCATGGGTAATCTACGAAGATATCTTCGGACGCCAAATTGGACCTTACGTTTTCACCAGAGACTTCCTCGATCAAGCAGAAGCAGAGGAATACAAGAAGAAGTGCCGCAACCCTTATCAGGTCGCACATCTTCCGTTCATGAACAACAAGGACAACTACCCAGAGTATTTCCACGACATCCCCTAAATACTTACAAGGAGGTACCATGGGATTTTGGGATATGATTTGGGGCGAGTCAGAAAAGACTTACACCAAGGCAGAGATTGAGCATCTACTAGAGAAAATCAAGCGTTTTAACGCTGGTGCTATTGATAAATATCTTAGCGAACATGTCGATAAAGTCTATCACATGTGGCTGCTAGACAACGAGGACGAGTAGTCACTCTTCCATCGTATTACCATCAACATATCGACCGTACATCTGCTCTAGCTTTGTGCGCTTCTGCCACCGTTGGTGCTCTTTGCGGAGATAGTTCAGCATCACCGTAGCGAAGTAGTTGAACGCCTTCCCCTTTTCTGAGTTGTAGTGGTGAAGTCGGTGAAAGGAGATCAAGACAAGCCATTTCGCAACCTCCTTATCATCTTTTGCGCCTAGAGTGACAGGCGGGAATGCCGCAACTTGAACTATCTTCTCTGCGATGGTTTGGAAGCAAGCGGCTACTTTTTGTCCGTCTTCTTCATCATTGGTTTTGTCGAATCGGCTGATAATGCCTTCGAGGTAGGTGTTGTCGATATGGTCCATTGAACCTCCTAGTTAAGAGTTATCTTAATCTAGTCGATTCATCTCAAGTTTGTGGCTCTTTCTGTCGATCTAACTCTTATACAAGAGCAAAGGAGATAGAATGAAAAACCAACAATTCCCATTGGACGACGAATACAGCATTCACCAAGGGTCACCCTGTTCGGCGAATCTGGATATTATTGCACCGGGCCTGACAAGGGTCAGTGCGCAAAGTTAACGGTCTGTAACTTCATTCGCTAACGATGCTAGTCAAGGAAACAAAAAGGGTCGCCGCCAAGCGAGCGTCCACAGAGTCCACGATCTTGCTGGATCATCCAATGGTTGATCCAGTAACTTTCTGGGGAGAGGTCTCGGTTGATGACGAAGAGATCGCCTACTTCGATGTCGACCGTTGGGGGAAATTCTATCTTCAGGGTTCGGGAGGTCATGAACCCCATGAATATTTCGTTTGTGAGAAGTGTCGATGCGACACTCTTAAGGGTGAGCTTGTGCTCAGATGGCTCGATTCGCCGCCAAAGCGGGTGCGGGTGACAGTTGAGTACGACTTTGACCCTTGCTACCAACCCTTAGATTGTGAGTTGTTAGAACCTCTCATGGTTGCGGGTTTTCATTGGTCTGAGACTGAGGATGTCACTGACAACATTCTGTCGCTACACAGGGCGATAACGGATATGTCTCATGATTTACAATGGCGGGGCTTTGAGGGAGGTTGCTACCTTATCATTTCTGAGGAGATGTTTGTCTTGCTTGACAAGACTGATATTTTCATTCGTGATGAAGGGGGTTACATTGAAGATGATGTGACGGGTTGTTTCTTAGGCGTCTTACAAGATCGCTGGCGAGTTTATCAACAGTCCGTTGAGTGGAATGCAATTTACATTGTCCCTCAAGGTTGGAGGGAGTGTATCAAACTACTTATTGAAGGTCTAATTTGAGGTGAGTTATGTCTAGGTTCGATTATCCGCAGGTTGGTGTGGCGCTCTGTATTAGACGAAATGGCAAAGTATTGCTTCATAAACGAAAAGGTAATCATTCGCCCGGTACGTGGGCTTTTCCAGGCGGTCATCTTGAGAAGTGGGAGACTTGGGAAATATGTGCTCTACGTGAGATGTACGAAGAAGCTGGCAAAGAGATGACTGTCACCAGTCCTAAATTCTGGACGGCGGTAAATACACGTTTCTACGATGAAGAGAAGCATTATGTTGTCTTGTTCATGGTATCGGACTGGATTTCCGGTGAGGCAGAGGTGAAAGAGCCCAAGAAGTGCGAGTGCTGGGACTGGTTCTCTTGGGATGAACTTCCACCCCCTTTGATGATGGGTTTGGATATCCTAGTGACAACGAAGCGGAGTCCTTTTGAAGTGAACTTTTGACCTGGGATATTTTATGATAAAATGGGTTCCGAACCCCAGGAGTCCTATCATGCCCACCAAAGCTCAGATCATGCAGATTGGAATGTCGCTTAAGAATCCGGCTCTCACGGCCCGGATGATGAAAGATTACAACGCCCGCCAGTCCTGCCATCGGAAGCCGCCCGAAGTGAAATGTGGGGAAGGTTTCACTTACACTCAGCAGCGTAATGGGGACGGTTGGGTCGTCCGCTATTTCTACCATGGCAGGCCGCATAGAACCTCCCACTGGAACGCCGAAGGTTGGCTGCATCGAACAGACGGGCCTGCGCTTATTTGGGAGGAGGGTAGCGAAGGGTGGTATATTGATGGTCGCTTACACCGAGACGGTGGACCCGCCCTTGATATCAAGGGCTACGAAGCCATCAGGGCCTTTACTAACGGGAGGCCACGATACCTCGCTATTTGGGAAGATCGAGACCGTAAAAGGTTTTCTTACATGCTCCCGGCCAAGCGGTACTATCAACATGGCAGACTGCATAGGCTTGATGGCCCGGCTATCATACGGTACGACGGTGTGCAAGTTTGGTGTGTTAACGGGCAGGAACACCGTGATGGTGATAAGCCTTCCAGAAGAGGCGGGGATTATCTACGATGGTGTATGCGTGGGCAGATACACCGGGCAGATGGGCCCGCAATCTTGAAGAAGAATGGCGACCAGGAGTTCTGGTTTGAGGGGAAGCGACATAATGAAAAGGGGCCCGCCGTTATCACGAAAGCTTACGAGGCGTGGTTCCTATACGGGGTATTTCACCGGGAGGACGGCCCAGCAGTTGTCCATCTCGACAAGAGCCAGAAAGACTTGTATTACGTCCATGGCAGGCAGCTTACCGAACAGGGTTACAAGATGTGGCAGAAGAAGAAATACGAAGGTTGCAACTGCGGCAACGACGAATGCGAGGATTGTCGTGATGGTAGGAACGCCGCACTCATCACCGCATTGCAAGTCACCGCATTGCAAGGTTGTACCTGCCATGGCGTGCCACCAGCTTCACCCTCTGGTTCAGGCTTTGCGCCGAAGAATCCATAGGCATGCGGGATACATACCGCATGCTTTCAAAACGCCAGATCATGCAAATCGCATTTGCGGTGAACAATCCCGCTCTCGTGCAACGACTTTTCAAGGACTATCGGGCTCGCCAGCCGAAACCAGAGGTCGAGCCTGAACCGCTGAAAAAGCATCTGCCTTGTGGCTTGGCTGCTTATCTGCACAGTCGGCGATGTCACTTCAGTCACCACAACTGTGCTTAGCGATGAAGCGGTTTTTGCTGAAGCGCAACGCATCCCACCCTAGTGCCTTCAGAAGCTGCTTTTGCAACTTGGCGGTAGCCGCTTCGCTCTTTGCGTGACTGTCTTTGGCTGGGTAGAGTTCGACCATGATCGTGCAACCCGGCTTGGCAACTCTCTTGATCTCCCTGATTGCCTGTGATCTCTCCTTCTTGTCGAGGAACATGAAGACGTAGTTCGCTAGTATTACATCAGCAGACTTGTCTGGAATCGGAAATGGTTCTGCTCCGAGGACCAATTTCACCCCGTAGTCGTTGGCCATATCGAAAGCTTTCACGTTCTTGTAACCCTGCCCTTTTAGGAACGTGGCATTTCTGCCGTTTCCACATCCGATATCAACGATGCAACTGTCCTTGTCTTCGGGGACTAACTTCTTCCAGTGTGTTTTCAAGTAAGGAGTCGGACCCAAACGGTTGCATCTAACACACCAACGGTCGTTGAGGTATTTTCGTGTCATAGCTCTATTAGCACATGTATGAGAAAGAGAAAAATCTACTTGGCCATTACGATAGCCACCTATCGTATGCATCGTCATTAGACGACATCAAACTTGAAGAAATCTTGGAGAAGTTGGGCACCCGCATCCTACCTGGGGGCTCAGTCTTAGACCTTGGTTGTGGGGACGCTCGCTTGTATGGGGATTTGAGAAAATACCGTGTAACGTACACAGGCGTCGATTACAGCGAGGGTAGGATCAAGATGGCTCAAACTACCTATCCGGACGTTGCGCTCGTGTGTGAGGACGTGTGGGCCTATATGAGCCATTCTGAGACTTTATTCGATACCATCGCTTGCTTTGAGGTCTTAGAGCACCTAGAAGAACCATCAAAACTGGTTGGGCTTGCCCTATCTAAGTTATCGGCGGGTGGCGTAATGATCGGCTCCGTTCCGATCAACATGCCATACGTTGCACACCTTCAAGTGTTTGAAACGCAGGAAGATGTGATAGAACGCTTGCAACCTCAACTATGTGTGCCGGAATCTGGCCACTTCTGGTGTAAGTGGGAACGGGCGCATATATAGCTTATAGCGACAACCGAGAGGGATTCCCGCATGTCCGATTCGATTGATTATAAAGGGCTGAAGATCAGCGTAGACACTCCAACCGAAGAGGCTGGTCTTGATATTACGAACAACTTTATCGAACTTGCGGATCGTAGAGGACCCAGTTATCAGACCACTTCCGATCCCGGTCCTGATAATGATAGTGACGACACGGCGGGTATAGGTGTCGAGTTCTTTGACTTTTCTATCTGGCACAACAACTCTTCGGGTGAACTATGGCTATGTACGGATTCAACACCAGGGGCCGCACAGTGGGTGGCGTTTGCTGGTGGTGCTACTGGTGTTACAGGACCTACAGGACCGAGTGGACCTTCGGGACCTTCGGGGCCTACAGGCCCACAAGGTCCGGGCGCAACGGCGACCTCGGCGGCTTATGGTGAGATTTACACACAAGGTAACACGAGTGGCCAAACTCTTGATACACAAAACATTTGGGAGGTGGTTGATGCGCTAGACACCGCTGGTGATTCTAACGAGACAACAATCAACACAACCAACCATACGATCACCGTATCAAGAACCGGTGTGTATGCCGTCGACTTCGAGCTTTCGTACAATGGGACTGCTAGTGAAGACTACGAATTTGCTGTTTTTGTTGATGGGGTTATTCAGAGTGACCTTCATACGGGGAACGCAAACTTTGATACCTACGCTGGGAATGTGAATAACGTTGGCGCATGTGGTATCCTATCTCTCACGGCCAGTGAAGTGCTGGATGTAAGGGCTCGATGCACATCAAGCAATACTGTCAGTGTTACCATCCGTAACATGAACTTCAGAGTGGTCGAAGCTGTTGGTCCTGGGCCAACAGGTGACACCGGCCCGACTGGGCCTACTGGTTCTAGTGGCGGCCCTCAGGGACCGACCGGAGCCACTGGCGATACGGGCCCAACCGGCCCGCAGGGCGCTACGGGGGCGACGGGCGATACGGGGCCAACCGGCTCACAAGGAGCTACCGGTGATACGGGTCCAACTGGCCCGCAGGGAGCTACAGGTGCGACGGGCGATACGGGGCCAACCGGCTCACAAGGAGCTACCGGCGATACGGGTCCAACTGGCCCGCAGGGAGCTACAGGTGCGACGGGCGATACGGGACCAACCGGCTCACAAGGAGCTACCGGCGATACGGGCCCAACCGGCCCGCAGGGCGCTACGGGGGCTACGGGTGCAACGGGTGATACGGGACCAACCGGCTCACAAGGAGCTACCGGCGATACGGGTCCAACTGGCCCGCAGGGAGCTACAGGTGCGACGGGCGATACGGGACCAACTGGCCCGCAGGGCGCTACGGGAGCTACAGGTCCAACTGGCCCGCAAGGAGCTACGGGAGCTACAGGTCCAACTGGTCCGCAGGGAGCCACCGGAACGGCTGGCGGCGTTCTTCAAGGTGTAGACCAAACATATGACCTACAACCACTGAATGACGGTGCAACGGCGGGTGGTACTCGTGGAGAAAACTCAGTTGATCTACAGACCGAGCGAACCTCTTCTACAATGGTCGCTTCTGGAGAGAACAGCGTAATCACCGGAGGCCGTGATAACACGGCCTCCGGTGATTACTCATCGGTCTTAGGCGGCTATGGTGCGGTCGCCGATCACTATGGCCAATCGTCACACGCATCGGGTTTCTTTTCTTCGGCTGGCGATGCGCAGAAATCACAACTGTTGGCAAGAATTGAAACGATCAATAATACCCCGGCTGAAATGTTCCTCGATGGTTCATCAGCTAGGCTTACTCTAGTTGATCAAGATGCTTGGCTATTCAAAGTCTATATCATTGCCCGAAGACAAGACGCTAACAACGAAGGGGCTGCGTGGGAGTTTACCGGAGCGATAGACCGCAATGGATCAACAACTGCGCTGATAGGTACAAGACAGAAAAATATCATTGCAAACGATTCCGGATGGGACGCCGAGGTTAGCGCAGATGATACAAACGAATCTTTGAAGATAGAGGTTACGGGCGAGAACAGTAAAACAATCTGGTGGGTTGCCCGCATTGAATTAACCGAAGTGAATGGCTAAATACTTTACAACATTACGCCGCAAGCAATGAAGCTTATCCGATGTCCAAAATTACCAGATTGAACGGATAAATAGATTGAACCGAATGCAGCAACGAAATTGAATCGAATCGGTGACATCTAATCAATCATAGTGGGGACACATGGGCATCATCTACGACAATGTCATAGACGACATCACTAATGATACTAGTGATCTGACAATCAACGGCATTCTTCCAGGTGCGGCGGCGACCGGACCAACAGGGGCACAAGGGGCAACAGGTGCTCAGGGCGTTACTGGTTCACAGGGGCCAACCGGCTATGACGGTACAGGTCCAACGGGCCCTACAGGTCCGCAAGGCGCACAGGGTGTTCAGGGTACGCAAGGTACACAGGGTGACGACGGCAATACTGGACCATCCGGTCCAACGGGCCCAACAGGAGATGTAGGTCCAGGTCCAACAGGAGCGACGGGTGATACCGGTCCACAGGGTGACACCGGTCCAACAGGAGCTCAAGGAAACCAAGGTGATGTTGGTCCCCAAGGGGCAACCGGAGCTACTGGTGCAACTGGATCGCAAGGTGCCCAAGGTGATACGGGCGACGTTGGGGCTCAAGGAGCGACCGGACCTACGGGTGCAACTGGCGCTCAAGGTGCTCAAGGTGATACTGGAGATGTCGGTGCTCAAGGAGCGACCGGACCTACGGGTGCAACTGGCGCTCAAGGCGTTCAAGGTAATGCTGGAGTTCAAGGCGCAACCGGGCCAACTGGGCCAACGGGTCCACAAGGTGTACAGGGTGATACTGGCGATGTTGGACCACAGGGCGTAACTGGTCCAACGGGTCCAACAGGGGCTCAAGGAAGTCAAGGTAACCAGGGTGACGTTGGACCTGTTGGTGATGATGGACCAACTGGAGCTACTGGACCTCAAGGTACTACTGGGGCACAGGGAGCTACAGGGCCCACGGGGGATACGGGAGCGACCGGACCAACTGGAGTAGGCGGTGGACTCTTACAGGGCGTAGATCATACTTACGACATTCAACCGGCTTTAGAAGGACCCACGGCGGGGAATGCTCGTGGCGAAAACACCGTTGATCTTCAAACCAGTCGGACGGCTGCTGATCGAGTTGCATCTGGTAATTTTTCATCTGTTTTTGGTGGACACAACAACAAAGTTGAATCTACTTACAGTGCTGTTGCTGGTGGTTTTGCCAATCAAATACTAACGGCGGCTGACTGGTCGTTTATTGGGGGCGGTAGCAGTAATTTAATTTCTGATACTTATGATTATCAAGTTATTGGTGGAGGTTTCGACAACACAGTAGACCAACCTTATGGGGTTATTGTAGGTGGTGATACCAATACCCTTTCTGCCGACGCAAGTGGTTGTGGCTTTATAGGTGGTGGCCGGGACAACACGATTGCTGGGCCTTGGAATGCCATTGGTGGCGGTTCTAACAACGAAATTACAAGTGCTTCTCAGTATTCGGTTATTGGTGGTGGTTTGGACAATTATATTGCGGCAGATTATGCAACCATCCCATGCGGCGACGACTGCCGAGTAGAACATGACTACGCTCTGGCTTTTGGTCAAGAAGCAGCTTCGCCAGGGTATGGAACGCTATGCCATGCCAGTGGGCAGTTTGCCACTCGTGGAGATGCCCAGACTCATGTTTGGGTAATGCGACGACAAATTACACATGTTGCTAATACGTGGTATGACCTTTACACAGACGGTAGTAGTGACTTGCCAGTTATTCCAGAGGATAGTACATGGAATGTATTTTGCCAGATCGTAGGTTCGAGACAGAGTCCAAGTAGCAGTAGTTATGCTTTTGGCTATAACATCGAGGGTGTCGTAGTTAACGATGGCGGGACGACATCACTATTGGCACAATCTATCACGACGTTATTTGAGGGCAGTACAGATTATGAAGTAGAACTGAATGTTTGGAGCGGCGCAACAGATGGCTTAACTGTTAGGGTAAGGACAACTAGTACTGTGTACACAATTAGGTGGACATGCCGTATGCAAGTAGCCGCTGTATTGTACGCATGATAATAGGTTTAACATAAGCGGGGATCAATGGGCATCTTATATGACAATGTTGCTAGCGACATCACTAATGATACAAGCAATCTAACGATCAACGGCATACTTCCAGGGCAGGGTGATACCGGACCTACCGGGTCCACGGGCGATGTTGGGGTTCAGGGGGATACGGGTGCTCAGGGACCAACCGGAGATGATGGCACAGGTCCTACAGGCCCCACAGGCCCTACAGGAACACAGGGCGCTCAAGGTGCCCAAGGTAACCAGGGTAGCGACGGGCCAACCGGCCCAACTGGCCCGCAGGGAGCACAGGGCGATACCGGACCAGGGCCACAAGGCCCACAGGGCCCAACAGGCGCAACTGGAGATACTGGTGCTCAGGGATCGCAAGGTCCACAGGGTGATACAGGTGTTACTGGTGTAACTGGACCTACTGGACCTACTGGACCTCAAGGATCACAAGGTTCGCAAGGTGATACCGGTGCAACGGGGCCAACCGGAATAACTGGTTCTACAGGACCTCAAGGCTCACAGGGAGCACAGGGCGATACCGGTGTGGCAGGTGCTACTGGAGCAACAGGACCTACTGGTCCTCAAGGAACTCAAGGGACCACTGGACCAGCCGGTGACACTGGGGCAACTGGTCCAACCGGTGCCCAAGGAACGCAGGGTAACCAAGGTGATACGGGAGCTACCGGTGCGACGGGTGCTGGCGGCGCTGCCGGGCCTCAAGGAACTCAAGGTAATCAAGGCGACACTGGACCTGCCGGAACTACTGGGCCCACCGGTCCTACTGGTGACGCTGGTAATGCCGGGCCCCAAGGCGCTACGGGTGCTGATGGCCCTACCGGCCCTACCGGACCTGATGGAGTAGGTGCGGGTGTCTTGCAAGGTGTAGATCACACTTACGATTTACAACCGGCCAATGAAGGTGCTACCGCTGGCAGTGTTAGAGGTACATTTTCTGTTGATTTGCAAACCAGGAGGGCTGCCGCTGCTGAAATTACTAAAGGCAACTACAGCACAATTCTTGGTGGTTGGGAAAACACAATCGACAATACTGGGAATGCCTACAATGTTCTTGGCGGTGGTAGGAACAATATGATCGATTATCTAAACGCCTCCAACCAAGCACTTTATAGTTTTATCGGTGGTGGTCTGGATAACGAAATTGAGTACGACTTCGACTGGCAGGTGGTCGGCGGTGGCAACTCTAACTTGACACGCAATCCGTATGGAACCATTCTCGGCGGAGACAATAATACCAACTGGTATAACACCTCTGGTTTTGGGTTCATTGGTGGTGGTACAGACAATTATAACAACAGTAGTGATGGTACTATCATTGGAGGACACACCAATAGAAATAATGGGGCTTATACTTTTATTGGTGGTGGTCAAGATAACATTACTGGTGCTGGTGGCAACTCTTCTTGCATCGTCGGTGGAGATGATAACCGGGAGTTGTTATACGGAATGGTATTCGGCAAAGAGGCGAATGGTGTTGGTAGTGGATTAACTCACGCATCTGGTCAATTTGCTACTAGGGGCGATGCACAAACCAGTGTTTGGACAATGCGGCGAAGCATAACGCACGTAGCAAACACTTGGTATACCCTTTACCTGGATGGAAGCAGTACACGACTTGCGATGCCCATTGATAGTTTGTGGGTTTTGTATGTTCAGATTGTAGGTCAAACATCGGGTGCTGCAAAAAGGTGGGCATACAATATAGAAGGCTTGGGAATGAATGATGGGGCCGTTACGTCTATTCTGGCGCAATCTATCACCACGTTGTACGAGAGCGACACCAGTTACGAAGTACAACTGGATATGTGGGGTGGGGCAACAGACGGAATAGACGTTGAAGTAAGAACTACATCGGCCACCGATACTGTGCGTTGGGTTGCAAGGGTACAAGCGGCGATAGTGGAACAATAACACATGAGGAACTATGGGCATCATATACAACAATGTTTCCAGTGATATCAGTAATGCTACGACTGATCTAACAATCAATGGTATTATTCCGGGTACGGGTGCTACTGGTCCTACGGGGCCACAGGGTTCGCAGGGAGACACAGGGCCAGATGGTCCAACGGGAGCACAGGGTGCTGCTGGAACGGGTCCAACTGGACCTACAGGTTCACAGGGTAACCAAGGTAATGCTGGTACACAAGGTGTACAGGGTGATGTCGGTCCAACTGGACCTACTGGACCTACTGGTGACACAGGTGCCACTGGAGCGGGTGGTCCAACCGGACCTACTGGACCTACTGGTGACACAGGTGCCCAAGGTAGTACCGGACCTTCCGGCGCTCAAGGTGCCCAAGGAGCCACTGGTGCAAGTCCAACTGGTCCCACTGGCCCTCAAGGAGATGCGGGGGCTCAGGGGGCTCAGGGTTCTACCGGTGCAAGTCCAACTGGTCCCACTGGCCCTCAAGGAGATGCGGGGGCTCAGGGGGCTCAGGGTTCTACCGGCGCAAGTCCAACTGGCCCCACTGGGCCTCAAGGTAACCAAGGGGCCCAGGGAGCTACCGGCGCAAGTCCAACCGGTCCAACTGGTGCTCAGGGAAACCAAGGCGCACAAGGTTCGCAGGGAAGTAACGGCCCTGTTGGGCCTAACGGCCCAACAGGGCCTCAGGGCACTCAGGGAAACCAGGGAGCACAAGGTGCGACGGGCTCTGATCCTACAGGCCCTCAAGGCGCACAAGGACCTCAAGGCGTTACTGGCCCCCAGGGAGCTACAGGTCCTACTGGACCTACCGGGCCACAGGGAGCTACAGGTGGTGTTAATCAGGGAACAGACAACACATACGATTTAGAACCTGTTAACGAAGGTGCGACGGCAGGAAACGCCAGGGGTGAAAATTCTAACGATTTCCAAACTTATCGAACAGCCGCAACGCAAGTTGCTAGTGGTGCTAGATCGGTAATTGGTGGTGGTGCGGAAAACACAGTAAGTGAAAACGATGGTATTGTTTTTGGAGGTCAAAATAATCTTGCTCAAAGTACGGGTGGTTACGGTGTGATAGGTGGCGGTAGGGACAATACGCTTGTCACTGTGAATACGGTATACGGAGTTATTCTAGGCGGCTTTTCAAACCAAATGTCGGGCAGTGCCACGGCTAATGCTATTGGTGGCGGAAACAACAACACCAATGCTGGGATCACAACCGTTATTGGTGGTGGGCAAGATAACTCCATAGGAAACACTCCTAACGCCGCTATTATGGCTGGCCGCAGCAATTCGATTACTGGTGGTTCCGGTATCGGCCAGTATTCATTTATTGGTGGCGGTTTCAGCAACAACATTTCCAGCGACTACGCATGTATTCCTGGTGGTTATGACAATGACATCGGAATCAATAAAGATCATTCGATGGCGATTGGCAAAGAAGCTTTTGTCCAACAACCGGGAGGTCTATGGCATTCGGCAGGGAAATTTGCTACTGCTGGGGACTCGCAACTAAGTGAACATGTTTTAAGAAGAGAAGTTACACATGTTGCCAACACATGGTATGAACTTTGGGAAGATGGGACCAGCACGAATTTGTGGAATCCACTATATACCGTCTGGAATGTAGACGTGTGGATTGTGGGTCTAACCTCTGGTGCGGCAAAGCGATGGGCGTATCGCATTAGGGGCGGCTTTCTCAAATGGGCTGCGTTAAATTGCATAGTTCTTCCAGGGCAGTCCGTTACGGTTTTGTACGAATCGGATACTAGTTACGAAGTACGACTAGTTGCTTTGGCGTCATTTAATCCAGCCGTCCAAGTTAGAACAACATCGGCAACCGACACCGTTAAATGGGTTTCAAGAGTGTCCGTTACATCGGTGTCGTATCCACCATAATGATATTGGAGGATAGTTGGGGAGAACAATAAGGGGGACCGTTGGCGATCAGTTATGATAATGTAGCAGAAGACATCTCGGCGGATGGCGGTGCGTTAACGATTGACGGTGTCGTTCCATCGGGAATAACTGGGGCTACAGGGCCAACTGGAGCGCAAGGGGCTCAAGGCGATGCTGGAGCTACAGGGCCAACAGGGCCAACAGGACCACAAGGCGCTCAAGGAGCCCAAGGCGATGCTGCAGCTACAGGGCCAACAGGACCACAAGGCGCTCAAGGCGCTCAAGGCGATGCTGGAGCTACAGGACCAACAGGGCCACAAGGCGCTCAAGGAGCCCAGGGCGATGCCGGGGCTACAGGACCAACAGGACCACAAGGCGCTCAAGGCGATGCTGGAGCTACAGGACCAACAGGGCCACAAGGCAATGATGGCGCAACAGGGCCTACAGGTCCAAATCCAAGTCCTCTTTGGGGCACTGTTCAACCAACCGATGGTAATACCTACAATATCCGATCAAGGAATGTAGGAACTACGATAGCTGGTAACGCTAGGGGCGAGTATTCGGTTGATCTTCAAACTTATCGATCACTTGCAACAGAAGTAGCTGCTGGAACAGGAGCGGTCATTACAGGAGGTCGCCGGAACGCTGTCGGTTCTGGCAGTTATAGCGGGATACTATGTGGATATTTTAACACTATTGGTAACGGTACTTATAACGTCCTTTGTGGTGGTGAACAAAATTCTTTGCCCACCAATGCAGATCGTTGCTTTATCGGTGGCGGCACCAGTAATGCTATAGGTGTAGGCTCAAATACAGATTATGCAGTGATTTGTGGTGGAAGACTTAATGATGTTGGGGCTGCGGTCACATCGTTTTACAGTGGAATTGTCGCTGGATATAACAACCAAATTGATAATGCATATTCGTTTATTGGTGGCGGCAATGCAAACGATTGTAATGCATCAAACTCTGTGATTTGCGGCGGTGCAAGTAACACCAACAATGGGTCTGCACAATATAACTTTATTGGTGGCGGGCAAAGCAACGCTTCTAGCACTGGGTTTCACACTCACACAGTGGTATGTGGAGGTACAAGCAACACTGTATCCGTAAGCTATGGAACTATTTGTGGGGGTAATACCAACAGCATTACAGGCAGCAGTGGATTTATTGGTGGTGGTTTTTCTAACAATGTTACTGGTACTCATGGAGTAATAGCGGGAGGATACGATAACACAGTAGCGAATAATTATAATTTTATCGGTGCAGGCAACACAAATTCAGTAGGTTCTTCTGCCGATTATAGTTGTATCGTTGCGGGTAGACAAAATCAAATAACTACCAATGATTATATCAGTATTGGCGGGGGTTATCTTAACGTAGCCACTGGTACAAGTAGTGCAATACCCGGAGGACAATCCTGTAATACAACAGGAAGTTTCTCGATGGCAAGTGGCTATTATGCTAAAGCGGCGGGATATGGCGAAGAGGCAAGAGCATCTGGTAGATTTGCCTCTACTGGTGACGCTCAAACCGTTCTTTGGACCGGGCGAAGGGAAGTGGCCCATACAACCACAAGTTGGTATTACCTAACGGCTGATGGCACACCGGGTGGTCTTCGCATTGTTATTCCAACTGACACTCTTTGGACTGGGACTGTTTGGCTTTCTGGTGCGACAAGCGGAATGGCTAAAACTTGGTCATATAGGATTGATTTTTCAGCCGAAAATGACGGTGCGACTAATGTAATCATCAATACAGGAACCGTAACAACCCTCCATGAAGATGATGCCAATTTTGATGCCAGATTGTCGGGATCATCCAACTATTTCTTGGTCGAAGTGTCTGACAGTGGAGCATCGAGCGATACAGTTAGATGGGTTTGTACAGTTAGAGCATCGTCAGTGACCTATGCATAGAAGAGGTGCAGGATACGGACACTGGCGGTGATACGGTTAGGTGGGTTGCGCATGTTCGGACGATAGAAGTGAACTACCCCGCATAGATACTGTAATCGGGGAGGGGCATTGACACTTAAGTTTGATCATACCACAAATCAAATTGAATCAATCGGGGCAACTGGCTCTTTCGGTAACTTTGACAATGTAACCGGACCTACCGGACCCCAAGGTGATACTGGGGCTCAGGGAACGCAAGGGACTCAGGGAGCCCAAGGGGCTGATGGCGATACTGGTGCGCAGGGAGATACCGGTGCTCAAGGCGCAACCGGGGCTGGGGATACCGGTCCAACTGGGCCTCAGGGTGCGACAGGCGATCAAGGTGATACGGGTGCCCAAGGACCAACTGGCGCAGGGGCTACCGGTCCTACTGGGCCTCAGGGTGCGACAGGCGATCAAGGTGATACGGGTGCCCAAGGACCAACTGGCGCAGGGGCTACCGGTCCTACTGGGCCTCAGGGTGCGGCAGGCGCTCAAGGCGCTCAAGGGGCAGCAGGAGCCACAGGGCCTACGGGTCCCACCGGGCCAACCGGTGGTGGCGGTGGTAGTGGCGGTACGGTTCAGGGCACAGATGGTAACAGCTATAACATACGTGCTGCTGATGAAGGAGCTAGCGCAACTGGATCAACAGCGGGTAATGCTAGGGGTGAACATTCTGTTGACTTACAAACAGATCGTTACTCATCCAGCATGGTCGCATCTGGCACACGCTCTGTCATTGGTGGAGGTTCTGACAATACGTCGTCAGCCATTCTTGCTACAGTTGGTGGTGGCAAGACTAATAGTGTAGGTGCTCAATATGGCACTATTAGTGGAGGGGGTGGAAATCAGGTTACCGCCTATGGCGACGTTGGTTGTATAGGGGGCGGTCAGTTTAACACGGCGTCACAACTGGCTTGCACTGTTGGTGGCGGGGTCTCTAATACCGCTAGCTCTCATTACAGTACAGTTGGTGGTGGTAGGAATAACACGGCATCAGGAGCCTATTCGGGATTCGCCCATTCAACGGTGGGCGGTGGTCAGTACAATCAAGCTTCTGAAGTACATACAACGGTTGCTGGAGGCTACAGCAATTCTGCGAGCTATCAAGGCGATACTGTTGGTGGTGGTCGCTACAATAGTGCGGCGGGCACATGTGCTACTGTTGGGGGCGGACAAAGTAATTCGGCGAGTGCTTATTACGCAACTGTTGGAGGCGGTAGAAGTAATACCGCTAGCTCAAGCTATGCAACTGTTGGAGGTGGGAAAAACAATCAAGCCACAAGTGGGTATGCGACTGTTGGTGGCGGTTACTATAATTATGCCACTGGGTCGAATGCAACAGTTAGTGGCGGACAGAGTAATTCTGCCAGCTATTCGGGGGCTACCATCGGTGGCGGCGGCGGTAACAGTGCGTCATACAACTATACCACTATCGGAGGCGGCAGCAACAACAATGCTGGATCGACGTATGCGACTGTCGGTGGGGGTTATTACAACAGTGCATCGGGCACATCATCTACCATTGGGGGCGGAAGATATAATTCGGCAAGTGGGGACTACGCTACCGTCCCAGGTGGGCGAAATTGTACTGCTGATGGAAATTATTCGGTCGCTATGGGTCGTAACGCAAAGACTAGCTATTACGATGGCGTATTTATCTTCGCCGATTCTGCCTACAGTAGCTTCTACGCCAACCAATCAGATCAGTTTTGCGTCAGGGCCAACTATGGCTTCTTGTTGAGTGCTGCGACCAGTTATGACCCAAATAATCCGCCATCTGATAGCTTTGTAATGTGGCAATCTAATGGTTCGGGCAGTGGGGATGATGGCGACATAATGATGAAGGTGAATGATGGTTATACCACCAAAACGATTACTTTGGTAGATTTCTCAGCATCCTAATCCTTTTGCATACCGCAAACTAGTTTATACCTAGAAGTGGAGGTGGAGGCTATGAGGAAGTTCTATTTCTTAGGGGGTTTGCCAAGGGCAGGCTCAACACTGCTTTGCAACATTCTAGCGCAGAACCCAGAAATTTATGCTACCCATACAAGTGGTTGTTTGGAAGTCCTTTTTAAGCTACGGAATTGTTGGGATGACATTATTGAGCATAAGGCCCACCCATTGGAGGAAGCCAAACGGCATGTGCTTAAGGGAATCCTCGAAAATTACTACTGGGGCATTGAAGAACCTATCGTGGTCGACAAATCTCGTGGTTGGTTAGCTCATATCGAAATGTTGGAATGGATACTCGACGGGGAAATCAAAGTGATCGTGCCGGTACGGGATTTGAGAGATGTCCTTGCCAGTTTCGAGAAGCTGTGGAGAGCGGGATCAAAATCCCGGCAGACTCCGACTGAACGGGACAACTACATACGATACCAGAAGCTGGAGAATCGTCTTGCGATCTGGTGTGAAGAAGCGGAGGTTGTTGGGTTAGCGGTTAATAGAATCAAAGATGCTGTTGCCCGTGGTTTTAAGGATAGGATGCATTTCGTGGACTACGACATTTTGTGCCGAGAGCCAGACGAAACTCTTGAAAGTATTTATGAGTTCTTGGGTTTGGAGCCCTTTAAGCACAATTTTGACTATGTGGAACAAGTAACGACCGAAGACGATAGTGTACATGGCTTTGGCGTCCCGTTACATAAGATACGGTCAAAAGTAGAACCACAACCGCCGCAACATCCAGAAATTTTGGGACAGGCGGCTCATGCATATGTAAGAGAATCTCTGTTTTGGAAAACCCTCTAACATGAATAAATAGACTAAAGGAGAAACCAATGTCACTACAACTATCATACGAAGCCCCGACCGGTGTAACTCACTCGTCTGCGTATCATAAGATAACTAGCTTGAGTCATAATAGGGTCAGCGACAGGATGATGATCCATGTAACGATCTACAAAGACGCAGCAGCGAAAGCCGCTGATAAGTCTCCTGTTGGGTCCGCATCTTACAGAGTCGCAGGATCAGATTATACGACTTACTACGCCAATAGTGTGCTTGACACAGTCGACCAGAATCATGTCGAGCGTAGTTACGAGTACCTCAAGACGCTTGATGATTACGACGGCGCTTCCGACGTTTAAGACAGATCGTAACCATACTCATGCGAAAATGCCACCAATTCATCCCACAACTCTTCGGGCAAGTTTGCCCGAAGAGTTGCTTTGTCGAGCGCATCGTGCGGACGGCTATTGCTCTGCTTACTCGGCAACTGGAATTTCTCTAGGTTGGCAGCGGCATTCACGTACTCTGTCTTGACCAGGAACTCGAATACCTGGGCTGCCGACTCTTCCACTTTCACTACCAGAGACGGATTCTGCGCCTGTATAATCCGGTTCCAATTCAGGTAGCTTAAAGTAGCCACCATGTACGGATTACCGTACATGGTGGCGTACTTTTTACGGAAGCGTATCGAAGGCTCTACGGAGTCCTCCGTATGCATGGTAGAGGCGATTGTTTTCAAGGGGTCCCGCACGACGTGAATGATGTGGCGGTAATCGAAGTCGCTTCGGCGGTCTTTTGGGTTGTTTGACGGCTCGCCATTGCTTTGCCAGTAGAACTGTGGGTACTCTTCAGACTCAACGGCGAGGAGCCAGGAAGAGGTGCCGTACCTACCGTACTTCTCGTGGCCAACTTGTAGGCCGAAAGACGTGAAGAGTTCAGACATGTATCGGGTTCCAGAACGGGGGTGGCCAACAATCAGGAAATCGAGCCGGGCTTTTGTTTCGGTCGTTCTCTTGATCTCTGAATCTCTGGTGAAGAGCACACCCTCGTTGGTTGCCCCTTCGGCCATTTCGAGCCACCGCTTCTTCTGGCGTGGCCAAACGATATCACTCATGAAGCGGATAGCTTCCTTGAAGTTGGGGTTGAGCAGAATCGCCTTCAGACAGGCGTCTCTGGCGTCATCTCCCCGACTGAGGTTCCAGTAGGACTTTGCCAAGAGATAGAAGGCGTCAGTCTTCTCGGGTATCCAGACGGCCCGCTCAATATATTGGTTGAACCAATAGACAGCCTTCTCCCATTCTTTCTTGTAGGTATATTCTCGGGCCAGATAATAGACCTCACGCTTGCAATCTGGGTTGTCCTTGACGTACTTCTCCAGAATCCTTAGTGATCGATTCGGGTCCTTCTTATGTGCCGGGCTATAGCCGTATGTGATCTTGACCGTGCCGACCCCCCGTTTCTTTGCATTGGGGACTTCATGAATCGGACCCTTCCAGAGGATTTCAGGATCGTTCTTAAAGCAACGTGGGTAGTAGTAGGAGTTGTTGATGCACGTCATGACTACGTCGACTGCATCGCATCCGGTCTTCTCTGCTACCTCGATGTCCCTCTTGAGCTTCTCGATACCGCCCGGCTCCAGGGTTTCGTCAGCGTCGATGCTCAGAATCCAGTTGCCGGTGGCGTACTTCTTCGCTTCGTTTCGGGCCCCGGCAAAGTCGTCGCACCAAGTGTATACATTCTCAAGGAATCTGGCGGTGTATCTCTGAGCGATCTCTTTTGTTTTGTCCTCAGAACCAGTATCGAGAATCACGATTTCATCGGCGTCTTTGACGGTTTCCAGGCACTTTCCTAGTACCTCTTCCTCGTTCTTGACGATCATTACGACAGATAGTTGCATAAGAAAACCTCCTCCTACTCCAAAGGAGTAGGAGGAGGTTGAGAATTACTTGATGAAGGGCTGTCGGCTGCCGGGTGTGTTGATTTCGTAGTGGAAGTCGACCTCCAACAGACCCGCATCAGCGGTATAGCTATCTGTACCACCAGCCCCGGTAGCATCCCTAAATACTCGGCAAGCCAGCATACTGGAAAGTAAGAGGCCGCTGCCGGAAAGACTTCCAAACGAGGTGATGTACTGTTTGTTGGCAATCAAATCCTCATCAATGTGCGTTGTGTCGCCATAGACGATACTGGTATTGGACGCTACTGCTCCGACATCGAACCATGTGTATTCCAAACCCCACGACACCTTCTGTCCTGCGGCTCCATTCGATTTCGGAATCCAATGTAAGTGGGCATGGATATCTGTGCCCTCTTTCCAACTATGTGGTAATTGTGCTGCGAAGTATAGCTCTTCCTCGATGGTCGGACTGAAAAAATACAGGAATACGCCCTGGCTTCCAGCACCATTGTCAAGCCATTTGGCGAAAGTTGGGTCTTTGGAACCGCCCCTGATTGTGGCATTCACAGGTACTCGCAGATCGTCCCAGTACGTACTCGTCAAAGGACTGCTTCCCTGTCCATTGATTGTCTGTGGACGTGCTGGGGATCACGAGAGAGTTTTGGATGGTCTCATCATCCATATCGAAGGCTGGAAGTGATTCTTCATGTAAATCGACCTTGGGAAGGAGACTCAGTTGCCTGATGGGTCCTTCTGCCGATCCGTGTCCTGCGCCTTCTGTGTTTTGTGATGCCATGTACTATTTAGTCATGCATCATTCATCTTCGCACAGGCAATAGAATGTTGTTGTGGCCATCGTGCCTGTGTGTGCCGAATCGCATTTGACTCGTACCTCCACACCCTGGCTGGCTTTCATGTCTCGGCAAGTGTTGTAGTTGAACGGGAAGATCACGACCTCTTTGTTCAGTCCCCTTGGCCCCGTGCCGCCGAGGGCCGGAATCTTAGGATAGACGCCAGTGCTTTCGTATAGAACATCCGAGAGGCTTTTGTACTTAAACTCGTTGATCTTCATCTTGTTGGGCAGATCGGCTGGGTTGTAGGCCCAGGTCTCGTACACGAAGTCACATGTGAACTCGGCATCGGTGGTGAGTTGAATTTCACAGTACATGAGTTTGAGTCGCTTACCCGAGGCGGGTGCTACGGTCCAAGTCATGGTGGAGGGAGCCTTGGCGAAACTGGCCCGTACTTGATCGCCTGAGGAAAGGGCGCTATTGAACGTCACCGTTCCGTTGTCATAATTGACACTGTAATCGCCGTCTGTATCATCAAACGTGTTCTCCGTCTTCTCCGTCCATGTTGAGCCGCTATCTGTGCTAACCTCCACCACAACAGCGCATGTTGGGTTTGCGGTTAGTGTGTCATCCTCTTTGAAGATTTTGCCATGCGTAAGGTCGATCCAGGGGCCAGGATGAGTGCCATCTGTGTTCCAAGTAGTCAAATCGCCAGAATCGTTCATTGAGAACTCGCTGACAGCAGTTGCACCTTCGTACCACGTCGTCTTATCACAGAAGTTCGGAGAATAGTAGTTGAGTGCATCACCCTCTCTCGGCTGTTCAACCGTTTGGAGGAAGTTGTCGCTCGTTTTCGAGACATCGTCCAGGTAAACGTGGTTTTCGGCTACCGTATCTACGATGGCGATAGAATCGGTGTCTATTGTGTGGCCAGTATTGTTAGGACAAGTGGTGGGTTCCGCCTCGCTCCAGGCATATACCGTTGTTGCCTCTGTTTCGCAATAGATGCTATACTTGTAAACTGTTGCCATATTGCCCTCTACTTTAATTGAATGGCCCAAACTCTAGTGTTGTCGCCAGACCCTTTCTTCGCTTGTATTTCAAAAATGGCTTGAGCGCTTGGTACATTTGTTAATGATGAATCTGTAACTACATGTTGACTTGAGTTCGTCCAGGTTATACTTGCTATGGTATTAGTATTTGTTATGTCACGGACTCTTAGATATGATGTATCTGAAGAGCCGCTTCTTGAAACTACAGCCTTTAATTCGCTGATGTTATAGGTACTGCTGCCGTCATAAACAAAGCTAGCAAGGGTCGTCCAGGTAACGTTACTCACTTCTAAGTATGGTTTGGATGTTTCATCATATAGAATGAAGGAGCAATAATTTTCGCTTCCGCCGTTTGCTCCTTGCACGCCCTGATTACCTTGTGGGCCAGTTTCCCCCTGATTGCCCTGTGGCCCAGTTGGGCCTGTAGGTCCAGTACACCCACTACATCCCTGAGGACCTGTATCACCTGTATCGCCTGTTGCTCCTGTTGGGCCGGTTATAGAAGCCTCTAGTTCAACAATAACAATGTTATCCGTGTCTATTTCATGTTCGGAATTGTTAGGACATTCGGTAGGCGGATCAGATATCCAATCAGTTCTGACATACGCTGCTTCTGTAGTGCAATATACTCTGTAAATGTACTGTGCCATTTTGTCCTGCTACGCTATTGCAATCGAGTGTAATCTACCGGAACTAGCCGAGCCAGCCGATTTTCTGGCTTGGACTTCAAAGATTGCTTCGCCAACCGGTAAGTTAGTTAACGTACTTTGTGTTATAATTTGTACAACATCAGAGGAAAAATTCACCGTTCCGATTGCATTCAAGTTTGTCAAATCGTATAGCCTAATATCGCATGATCCATTAGTGCCCGTTCTGGATGCGATAACCTTGAAAGCACCTACCGAGTACGTAGAAGTGCCAGGGAAAATTATATTCGAGAAACCTGTCCACGATGTGCTGTTGAATGTGACATATGGTTTTTCGCTATCTTGAAAACCTACTGTGAAGTATGTTTTCGCTCCGGGTAAGCCATCCCAAGTCAAAGTGTCGAGGAAATCCAATGCTGATTGAGCATCTGTTATTCCGTTCAAGTTGCCGGTAAAACCAGTGGTGGAGATGTTGGCAGATGAGCCAAGGTTGATCCAGTTTGTTGTCTCGCCATCATCTAACTTGAGCCAAAGGGTGTCGTTGTCCACATTGTGTGCTGTAGAGCCCGTAAGTCCAACGGTGGCGACACTATCAGGATCGTGAGTCAATGTTAGTTCATATCGGCCTCGGCCTCTATCTGTTGATCCTATGATTGCCATTATGATATCTCCGTTATCGTATAACAGGTTCTCCAACTCATATTGTGACCTACCCGGCCCGTTACTTGGATAAGAACATTATTACCCGATGTGACGAAGTCGACATCGTAGTTAGAACTTTCTCTTGTGAAGTACGTATCTGTTACGCCTTCTTGTGTTGCACCCCCGCCACGTCGGTAGAATACACCGTCTCGCCCATATCCTGCCTGATCTGATCCATTTGTTCTAAAGGCCACCGTTGTCGAAGTGATAACATACGATGTGTTGTCGGTCAAAGGTATAGTCACAATCGTAGTAGGTGTATTGTCCGTTGTCGTTGTTGTTGCACATGTTCTTGCATCGTCACCAGTAGGTCCGGTGGGTCCGGTGGGCCCAGTAGGTCCCGTAGGTCCCGTAGGTCCTGTTGGTCCCGTATCACCTTGGTTTCCTTGCGGTCCCGTTGGCCCCGTAGGCCCGGTTGGTCCCGTATCACCTTGGTTTCCTTGCGGTCCTTGAGGCCCGGTAGGTCCCGTAGGTCCTGTTGGTCCCGTATCACCTTGGTTTCCTTGCGGTCCCGTTGGCCCCGTAGGCCCGGTTGGTCCCGTATCACCTTGGTTTCCTTGCGGTCCTTGAGGTCCCGTTGGCCCTGTTGGTCCCGTAGGTCCTGTGTCGCCTTGATTGCCCTGCGGTCCAGTAGGCCCCGTAGGTCCCGTAGGCCCTGTGTCGCCTTGGTTTCCTTGTGGTCCTTGAGGTCCGGTAGGCCCAGTAGGTCCCGTAGGTCCCGTAGGCCCTGTGTCGCCTTGGTTTCCTTGCGGTCCCGTTGGCCCTGTAGGCCCGGTTGGTCCCGTGTCACCTTGGTTACCTTGAGGTCCCGTTGGCCCTGTTGGTCCCGTAGGTCCTGTGTCGCCTTGATTGCCTTGAGGTCCTTGAGGCCCTGTTGGTCCAGTAGGTCCCGTATCACCTTGATTGCCCTGCGGTCCTTGAGGCCCGGTAGCTCCCGTAGCTCCCGCTGCTCCCTGATTTCCTTGTGCGCCCTGAGGCCCTGTAGGTCCGGTAGCTCCGGTTGGGCCCGCTGCTCCCTGATTTCCTTGTGCGCCCTGAGGCCCTGTAGGTCCGGTTACGCCGGTAGGCCCGGTAGCTCCCGTAGCTCCTGCTGCTCCCTGATTTCCTTGTGCGCCCTGAGGTCCAGTCGGGCCTGTTACGCCG